ACTGGGGTTAGCCCTGTACTTGATGGCATATGGCGTCATGGCATGACCGCGCGGCAATGGATATGGTCGTTTCATATCGCGAATACGCTTAACTGACGCCCGCATCGCTGATGCAAGAATCCTGCGTACTAGCTTGCGACGCTTGTCTGCCAATAAGCGCTCGGCCTTGTCTGCGATTACCTGCTCACGCGTTCTATATTCAGCGCCTGACGCCTTGGCAATCATACGGCGCTCTGTCTGTCGCCTTGCTTTATAGTCAGAGCAACAAGACTTGCAGGCTGTTGCGTGCTTACTATATTCAGTAACCTGTTTAGCCTGGTTACACATAACACACGTGCGCTCGGCAGTAGCACGGAGATCTATTCTCAACCTTGCTTGCCTTGCTGTATCGCGTATGCGTTTAGCTTCAGTAGAACACGTGCTACCACAATACTTGTGGCGCGCTATGCCAACCCCGCACGCCTGACATGTCCTAGGCGTGGACACAGCCATCAAGCAAACCGCATGGGATCATCTTGATCAAACGGGACGTGCCGCTTACCCTTGCGCTCACATGCTTCAGGTACTGCGCTCATACTGTCAGCCCAGTAGATGCGTGACGCGCCTTGTGCGCTGTCATAGCTTCCACCTTGCGTGAGTGCTCATCGTCTATCCGCTTCTGTGCCTCGGACTTGTGCTGGTCTGAGATACTAGCGCCGCATTCATTCCAGTCAATCTGCCTTGGGCTGGCATCACATGGGTCAATAGGCCCACCCGGGAACTCGCTGTAATCCGTACCGTATGGTGATGTAATCCCGCGATCAGCGTTAATAGCGTTTGCCCACTCACGGTTAAAGAAGATGCGCCCATACCCGCCAAGAAGCCTCATGGCGATGCATAGACCGTTGATCTCCCCCTTAAGTAGATCGGCCACCTCGTCCTCAACCCCGCCTGAGATCATCTCATCGCGAGTGATGATCAGGTCAGCGAGTCTGCGCTCAAGCTCATAGCGGTACTCATCATGGCTAAGTGCTGGCGTTGCCATAGGTTCCATGCTCAAGCTCCAGGATCGATTACCTTGTCGCATGCGTATTTGCCCATGATCATGGATAGACGCCTTGGATGCCAAAGGACCGCATTAGTTCGTCCTTGGTGAGTACTTTGGATTATAGTATTTTAGTCTATGTTCCCGTTCCCGTCAAGCTGCGGCACGCTTCTCTGCCCGATCAGCCTTAGCCTTAAGGTGTTTCACCAAGTTCCCTTCGATGATCGCCTTTAGTATCCTTGCGAATGAAGGCAGGGCGGTATCGTGTTGCTCCATGTACCAGCCATATGCATCGGCTATCTGGTCACGCATGTTTTCCAGCCTTGTCGATACGATGAAAGCATACTCCGCTTCCTGCGCTCTGGAGTGGGATGCTCCAGCGATACGCTGTGCTGCCAGTGTGGCTGCCATACGCCGCACTACTACCTTAGTAACCGGCTCATCCTCTTTACCTTTGTGCTTCAGGTAAGCAGTAACGAGAAGCCTTCTGTGCTGTTGAGTCGACCCATAGTAAGTCTCAAGCACCTCTGGACCTATGTCATGCGTATCGCATTCAGCATCGCTCCGGCGAGTCCGGCACAATGCCAAGGCTGCGCATACATCGGCATCGACAAGCAACGGCTTCCCGCCAAAGCCCTCGCGGAAGTCCTTGAATGTCGTCGATCCTGCAAGCCTGGCAATGCGCTCAGTGCGCGGGCGAATCTTATCGTCACTCATCACCTACCCCTGTGAAGTTCGGATCGATTGTGAAAGTTGGTGTCAGTCCATCCGTGGTGCATTTGCGAAACGTGCGGCCCTCTGTCCCTGAGCAGATTACGACTGCGAAAAGTTCCTGCTTGAACTTGCAGAATCGGCACAAGTTTTGGCCGCGAATAGCACCCCTTGCCTGCTGCCTGGCAACGTAGTGCTCTGGCCCGGTTAGATCCATACTCAAGGCGTCCAATCTTTTGCAGGCATTTGATAGACCCAATCGTTGATATTTGCCGACTCAGTCGAACGCACTGGCTCTAACTCTGATTTGATAGCCTCGATCGTGATGCGTACGCCTGGGGAATCCAGGGACTCAGCGTCCTCGCCTGGGAAAACCTTTGCGAGTCTTGAGCAATCGACCACTCGCGAATCGTCGGTGAAGATACCCGCATCCTTGAGCGCATCCAAGGTCGATCGCAAAAGCTTGTCCACATCAGGCTTACTCGTGGGCCATGTGCGAGTCCGCTTTGGAGCGCTAGCGGCTTTCTTCATGGTGAATACGGCGCGTATCAGTACTGGGCCGTCAATCGGTGGCGAACCTTGCCTGGCCTGAAGCGCCGCATACTTCACGGCTTCACGCCATGGCTTGAGATTCTTTGACATCTCTACCATGCGACCGCCGCCTACGTGTCGCTTTGACCCTTGTGGGGCTGGCGATCCGTAAGCGATGATGATCATAGATATGGCGCCGTGTGGCAGGATTCCTCAAGCTTCTCTAGCTCTTTCAGCCTTAAGCCGATGCTCCTCAGACGCGCAATCTCTGCTAGCAGCTCCCTTACTTGGTCAAATGCTCTTACACCTGATCGAAGGTCATATTCGGCAGATTCCTTATATTCTTTAGGGCAGGCGCTTGCTAATCCGTCTGCTGCCAAACATAGGGAGTATATGGCCGCCAAAACAGAATTGGGGCGGTCATCCTCCAATGGCTCTGCTAGCTTTACCAAGTCATCGCGCATCGCCTGAATTGCACTGTCATTGCAGATAGCGCTCATAGCTTCACCTCAGTGATATCTACGACACGATCGCCTTGCATTGTTACCCAGATGACTGTCTTGCCTTCCTGATACTTCCACGATTCAGACGTCTTAGCGCCCCTACGATCTGTCATGACATATGTGGCGATAGGGGCGCCCATGATGCTGAAAACCTTGTCCCCAGTATCGCCTGCCTCGATGATCCTTGACCCATGTCGATACGTGGATTCAGCTCTGGCTAGCTCCCAGAATGACATCGCGGTGATTATAGATACGAAGAAAAGAAAGGCCTTTGCGCTAAAGTTTTTCATAAACTTCCCCTTGAAGTTAGTGCCGGTTACTCAGCCTTCCGGCGCGACTCTCAAGCTGCCGAAGCGGTCGCAGGTTAGCCTGACAAGCCCCGTCAGGTAGGGGCACCGTCAGCGTGAGGGGGCACGCCGCGATGCTGTGAACCAATTATACAGAATAATGGCGCATATCAACAGACATTCATAAATCATTGGCGCATGTAGTCATAGAAATTTATGGTGAACTGCATCGGGACATTATCCAGTACGTACTCTGTCATGAACTTTGTTGAGGCATAGGCGGTGCTGCCGTGCTTAGTCTTAAGCTCCCACTTAGATCCATTCTCGTGCCAGCCTATGATATTGAGCGCTTCAACTTCCAGGCCTGAGAGTGCTCGAGTTTCGTCGCTCAATCAGAGCTTCTCAGAAGCATAGTCAGCAAGCCTTGACCTTTCGCCACGACGCAAAGTGATGTGGGCGCTGTGCTTCCAATCCTTGAACCTGTCTACTGCATACGTCAGCCCTGAAGTCGTCTCAGTGATGTATGGAGTGTCGATCTGCTCGACGTTCCCCATGCACACGATCTTCGTTCCTGGACCTGCCCTTGTGATCAGAGTTTTCATCTGCTTAGGCGTAAGGTTCTGCGCCTCATCTACGATCACCCAGCGCTTCAGAAACGTGCGTCCTCTCATGAAGTTCATCGACCGTATCTTGATCCTGCTAGCGATCAGCTCACTGGTCGCTGCCCTTCCCCAAGCGCCTTGCCCTGCATTACTTACAAGCACCTCGAGGTTGTCAGTCAGTGCTCCCATCCACGGCGTCATCTTTTCTTCCTCGGTGCCGGGCAGGAAGCCAATATCTTCGCCGACGGATACGGTGGCCCGCGTCATGATGATCTCACCGTATAGCTGCTTGTCCATGACCTGAGTTAGCCCGGCGGCAAGAGCAAGCAAAGTCTTGCCAGTCCCTGCCGTGCCAAGCAGCGTGACGAAGTCTACGCTTGGGTCCATAAGCGCATTGATAGCGAAGTTCTGCTCTCGGTTCTTTGCGCTGATCCCCCATACTTGGTTCGATGACGAACCGTAGTCTCGGATTACCTGCAGTACCGCCTTACCTGCCTCAAGCGACACAACTCGCATATCTAGTGATGGAAGGCAAAGGAACTGGTTCAGATACCAGCCGTCATCTTTGCTTCTTTTGACTTCATAGTATGTGAAACCCTTTTCATTCCATGACCTAAGCTCATCATGCGAACCCCAGAAGTCTAAAGGCAGTTCAGCATACCCAGTAAAAAGCATGCTGAAATCGTCTAGCGCTCGATCGTTCTCATAATCTTCAGAAGGCAAGCCAGCGATGCTTGCCTTGATACGCATGTTGATGTCTTTTGACACCAGCACGACGCCAGACTGGCGATTAGCCATCTGCTGAAGTGCTGAGGCAATGATTTGGTTGTCCGGAGTATTTAAGCCTGATGCTGATTCAGCCGAGACCGTCTGGAAGAAAAGCCTCCCTGAACTATCTGCCTCTGACAGGCGCAGGCTTTTCGACTGTGACAGTCGAACACCTGAGTCAATCGATCCTTTCCCGCAAGCACCGATAAGATCATTTAGGAATCTACTCGCTTGCCGAGCGTTCCTGCTTGCGTCTGATGTCCCTTTCTTGGCTTTATCAAGCTCTTCGAGGACCATCATAGGAATGAAAATATCGTGCTTCTTGAACTTGAAAATCGCCGCTGGATCATGCATCAAGACATTGGTGTCTAGCACATAGACGCGCTTTCCGTTGCTCATCGACCTACCCCTAGTTATCGAGACAGCAAGTTCAGTTACGGATCAGTGATGGCATTGCCATTATGTAAAGCGCAGCGGCTGACCTTGACTTTGAATCTGACAGATTTATTTGGACGCCCTCTGGGTAAGACACGCTTACCGTAACTTTTACATGAGCCTCTGAGCCTTCTGGCTGTAGGTCAAAAGTAATGTAGTCGGTATTCACTGGATTACCCCTTGGCGTCTAAGCTCTGAAAAGCACTGCGCGCATCCGTCTAAGTTGGCCGAGCAAACTCGGATCACGTTAACTGCAGCCCCTAGGGCCTCGAGAACCGTGTCAGGGTCTTGCGTCACTGCTGGGATCGATTCTGTGGTGCATTTAACTCGACACATCCCGTCACAACTTACGATTGGTGGCGGAAGGTCAGGAACCTTTGATGATCGAATTGGCCCACAAGACGCGGTCAGGATCGATAACGCAGCCAGCAGGCACAGGTTTAGCGGATTTGATTGCACGAAGCTTCTCCAGAGCGCTGCTAGCAGCAGACTCAGCTTTTAGGATGCGCGCGTTAGTGTCGCTGATGATCGTAGCCGAAGACGCCTTTAGCCTCGATTCCAAGGCTGCTCTTTCTATAGCTGCCGCCTTGGCCGACTCTGCGTTTGAGGCATCCCACTTTGCCGTAACTTCGGCAACCCCTTTATCGTGGGCCTTGCTTACTGCATGAAAGTGCCATGTTGCGAGCAATCCAATTGCTGCTGAGCCTGCCCATACTTGCCAAGGTATCAGCTTTGCAAAGGAAAAAACCTTGCTCGCAACACTTGCTAGAATCAACCACATGGTGATCTCTCATCATTATTTCGTTGGTTGATTATAACGTACATGTATTAAGTGTCAAGACAAATTTACTGCCACCCATAGCTGTCGTCAGAGTTCAAATTGAATGCCCGTGAATTTATGCACATCTCTCGACTTAGATCGATGCTGTTATCATCTGATACACCAACATAATCGAAGTGATTGTCTTGGTTGGTTTTTGTATGGCCTTGGTTCTGCTTAGTACCTTTGCCATAAATGAAATTTCGGCCACTCTTCATAACTTCGCCCCTGTCATTAGTATTTCGGTAAGCAACTGGACTGCTTCGTCATATACTTCTGCTGAAGATCGCTCTAACCTTGCTCCTGTCTGATTTCCTGTACGCCTGTGGTATAGCTCCTTTCCCAGACATTGATCTCTGAACGTTATTATCGCTCTGACAGCCTTCTCCAGCTTCTGGGTATCCAACCGCTGAATAAAGGCTAGGTTGTTCATGTCTCTAATCCCCATGCAGGTTCGTTAGCTGGTCGCCGCGTAGAGTACGTATGCGCGACTTCCTCCTGAATCCTGATCAAGCTAGCAACTACCCTGGCTTTCTCCCTCCAGGCAGGGTCATGCTTTTTCAACAGCGCATCTAACCGCTTCATTTTTGAATCGAAATCATTCATAAATCCAAACCTTGCTTTTGTGCTCCGCAGTTCAGCTGGAACTTCAAACCTGTCTCAAGATAGGTCAGATACTTTTCACGCTGTATCGTATGAGTTACCAGCCATAAAGAGCCTACAAGCAAAACAATAACTCCAATCGTCTGAAGTGCTTTCCCTACAAGCCCTACATTCCGAATGTCAGCCATTTTGTTCCCCTTGTTGACGGTTTCAGATTACTCCTCCGTCAATCTAATTGGGGTGAACAATTGCTTCATATGCTGAATGTATTAACTTCCGTCAGTCCGTGGATTAAATTCGCCCTTGTTATCGTCTGCTGCTGCTGCAGTTGCTGAAGCGTTATTGTTTACTGCCTTATTGACAGCGTACGCGCCAGCCCAAATGCCGCAGAAGCCAATAAGTAGGACGTCTGTCATCTTTCCAGTGACAGTTAGGAAAAGCATGACCCATGAGGATAAAAAGAAAGTTCCAGCCTGAAAAAACTTGGTGGCGGCGATGCGGCCATTATCGGCTGTGAATAGATCAGATATGTTGATTAGCGTATTTCGCTTCTGTTCTTGGAAAAGGTAAGTCCAAGACCCCGCGAGGAATATCAGGAATGCCACGGTTAGAAAAATTTCTCGGTTCAGTAGGCTGATCATGGATCGACCTCTCCCATAAAAACAGACCGCTCATGCTTCCGGCGATTTAAAAGGCCATCTACTTGAATGAGCCTCCCGTTAACCGTTGACTTGTCCCACCTAAGAAACTGGTCGGCGACTTTATTCCGGTCAGCTCCGGCGTTCATCAGCCTTATCAAGGTTGATGCTTCAATCTTTGGGTACCCGACGTTGTCGCATATGGAGATTAGCGCGCCAAGCTCATATTCCTCGGCATCAACTTTTACCATCCCCATCACGACTAGGTCTAAGTGCGCGATCCTCGCCTCAAGATCTTCGTCGGCTTGCTTCTGAGTCCAGACCGTGCCTTTCTTGATGCCTTTCCCAGTGCTGCCCCAGCCTATCGTCCAAGGATCTCCTTTGGATACTGGGTCAGGATAAGCTTGGAGGCTTAGGTCAGGCATTCTCTTCGCGCAGCGTTCCCAACGCATTATGATACGCCGTGCGACCTCGATCGCGTTCATTTGACCGAAGTCCTTTCCTTGAGCAAAGCCCATGAATTTGCAAGGACTTCGTTGTGCGTGATGAAAACGTAAAGTCCGCCGAATACTATGATTGATAGAACTATGATGATCATCAGAAGTAGCCCCTGCCATCATGCCCAGCGTCGTCGAACTTCTCTTTAACTTGCTCAGCAGGATCGTCTGGCTGTTCAATTCTCCAGACGATCCATGATGCTAACCCAAATACAAACGATAGTATCGTTACGCCAAAGGTGATCGAATACCAATTGCGAACGATCTCATCCATCATTTGATCCCGACGATTTCCCCTACACAATCAAAGTTATAGAGAGATTTCGCAAGGACCAAAATATCGTGTGTGTGTCGGTGGCTATCTTTCCTAAAGATGAGTGTCACATCTTCAGCGCTTTGGTTATCGAAGACCGCGCCTTTGGTGACTTCATATGGCAGAGGGTAGTCGAGGGCCTTAGTAGTGCCGCCGCCGTAGATGATGATAATTGCTCCGCCTGGCATATCTATCCTTTTTGTTTTTCTACTGTTATTGACTGTTGCTTCTGCATTACACCAATCCAAGCTCTCTGCTCAGACTGCATATTGCTCATTTGAACCGTAGTCCATACTGCCAAGATCATGAAAAGGACTATAGCGGTTGCCGATGAAACTAGAGCAAGCCCGTTTGTGATTCCGCCAGCACTGATATTAATCGTGCTGCTTGCCTGCCCTGATTGCGGGTAAGCTCTTTCTAGAACTTCGATAAGCTTCAAGCTAGATGTTTCAAATTGCAACGCTGCATTGGCGAATCGTTCACCAATATCCTGTTCAGTCATGGCTGTGGGCCTCTCGTTAGGGCTCCCCCTGCTACCTGAAGACTGACCTTTTCAAGTCTATCTGATAGCTTTTCCATGGCCGCAACTAGCTTGTCAAATCCCTTTTCCACAACCCCGGTGCGGGCGTACTCTTGTGCCACGTGTTCCCTGAAAGCCGCTAAGTCATCACTCTGTTTCCTTATTTCTCGACCTAGAACAAGATGATGGCCGAACAGTGCAAGCGTCGCAACCGCTATGATCCCAATTGCCCATGTCTCGATGCCTATCATAATGATATTCCAAATATTTACATACTTATACCATATAGGCATGCACTCTTACAACCGTGCCATGAATTCCTCATGCCCTGATTCTATCATGAGCACCAAACCTCAGATTGTGCTGCACGGCGCATGGCTTTTTGATCCACAGACAGAAGCCCGAGGCTTATGGCTCTGTCCAGAAGCTCCGCACTATGAGCCCGCTGAGGTCCATGCAAGCGCTCCCACTCTCGCCAGTCCTGGTGGAGGCGCTTGTGCTCGATGTCCGTCAGCGGAATCGCAAGGAAGTCCGAAGTCTTAAGTGTCCCGTATCTGCTACCAAGGACATGGTGAGCTACGCAGCCACGCTCGCCAGACTCGACGGAAGGCTGCGACCTGATCCAAGCCAAGTACTCCTCGCAGCGATTCGCAGGCTCAGGCCTGAAGTTCGTCATACTGCCTCCGGCGCTTGAGCTGATTCTTAATCTTCGTGTGCATCGATCGAAGCTTTACGGAGTCCTCTTTCGGCTCACTCGTGATGTGATATCCACCGCAGTGTCGGCAGTGGTATGTGTGACCTTCCTTCACAGTCTTGTGGCTACGTCGCTTCTGTCCCTGAGTCCTCTCCAGAGCTATGTAAGCCTTGTGGGAACTCGAATAGTAAACCTTCCCCTGTATGCAATACATGGCCTACCCCCTAAATTTCAGAATCTGGGATGCCTCTTGCTAAACGTACTGCCGAACACCATCTAACGGGCTTCGATTCAAGCCCCTGCTCTTGAGGGCAATCACCGATGTGGAATGCCATCGTAATTGCCTCGATGCAATCTCGCTTTGTCAGGTCGAGACTTGAGCCACCTAGCACGATGAACCCAGGCGGACCTTCTCCGCGGTCAATTCCTGGAACCATTCTCCAGCCAAGTATCGTGCCAGAAATAAGGTGCCTGAAATCGTCCCGTGAAAGGCGTCGTCCATGCCACGAAATCTGCTCGGATAGATCGCCGCAGGCTGCATTCAATATTTTCCTCTGCTGCGTGCTTATCATTTCAGCCCAAGGCTCATTCACAGGCCAAGCACTCCAACCCAAATTGCACCAGATAGGGGCACGCGTCCCATCGCTTAGCGCCAATCGGAGCGCAGTAGTAGCGCAATGCACGGTCGGTGATCCCAAGCCGCCTTGCACACTCGCGCTTAGTCAATCCGGTTCGCATGATCAGTGACCGGATGTACTCCGGGCTAGTGGCATGATTGGCAGAGTCTGGAGTCATGCTGCCTTAGCACCCTCAGTCTCTGACAGAGTGGCAGACAATGCGCGCCAAGCTTTCCACAGATCTCGGATGACCAATTTTTCCATGTACCGGGTTGCACGGTTATGCGCGTGGCCTTTTGGAATATCCCGAGCCAATTCATAGGCCTTTCGCTTGTCGTACACTTCGCGATAATGCCCGGCTGGCTTCAGAATCTCTCCAGTTTCTTTGTCTAAGCGCTGGCTTTGGGCCTTCAAGACGCACTGGCCGATGTTCCAGATTATCGATCTGCGTACAGGGCTGTATCCATGTCTATGCGCAGCATCCCCGGTAACGCAGCGCTGACGCTGGCCGTCAATAACTGCAAGCCCGAGCCGCTTCCACAGTTTCGAGTGCGTGCTGTAGTTCGCCAAGTCACCAGCCTCCCCGACGATAGCAGCCAGAGAACCCATGCCAAGGCCGCGAAGATCAGCCGCCCATGATGCAATCGGTAGCGCCTTGGCATGTCGCTCAAGTTGTTTTTCGATCTGCAACCGAGCCTTGGTGAAGCCGTCTCTAGCCTCGAAAAACTGGGCGGTGTTCATCATTCCGGAAAGATACAGCGGATGCGGAACTTCCTTGACCATCGCATCGTACAGCTTATCGGCTTCAGCCTTTGTGTGTTTTCGATACTCCGCTTCCGTGATCTCACCAGCTTTCCACATCTCATTAAACATACATGCGCACAGTCGACGGCAGATGGCGCGAATCTGGATGGTCAAGGATTTCTCCGCGCGGTGCAGGTCTTGGCGGCGGCGATGAGTTTCTCGGATGATGTCGATTTTCATGGATTACTCCAATAGATTGCTGGCAAGCATTTGATGCTTGACCTAAAGGCAGCGGTCGGATGGCTTGCCCGCAAAATGGTTTGATCGGCACTCGAAGATTGGCGCGAAAGCGCAGCGCGGGCATGGCCGATCAAAAGGGTGCACGGAAGACTTGTCATGACCCGAAGGCGCGTAGGTCCTGGCCGTGCTTTGAAGTGTCGCCACGCACGCTGCGCATGGACAGAAGTCAGGCATTCACTGGCATGGCGAAAGGAGTGACCGGAAGGCGTGTTCTGGACCGAAGTCAGATGCACAATGGCTGGTCGTAAAGAGTGCTCGGCACGCGAGCTATGGCCCGTAGTCGGTGCATATTTGGCCGAGCTTGAAAGTTGGCGGGCACCCCACAAGTGGCCCGAGGGCATTTCCAGATGGGCCCGCCGTGAAATGGTGCTGTCGGCAATCGCCATATGGTTTGCATCGGTTAATTGGCCGACAGCGGTTAAAGGTGATCGCTGCGACACTGGAAGGATGGTCAAAAAAGACAGATTTCTCGTGGCCGAAGCGATCATGACTGCATCGCCGACTTGAACAATCGGCACAATTCAATTTCTGATATCGCATCTCCGACAGGCTTATTCCCTGCGCGCTTTGCAACGCTGCGAAGGAATCGCCCCTTTCCAAACATGTCTGATGCCTGCCGCTCATAATACCCGGCCGCGTCAATACAGTCGTGTCTGGTCGCATTGCGCAACAGCAGGCCGCCCGGGAGAGGGAAATCTAGCATCGACCGAGCCGTATTTTGCAATGCAATAGAACCGGCCATTTCGTCGTTAGCCCTCTTAACGGTGTCGCAAATCGATCGACGCCGTGCGTGCACTACATCGCATATGATTTCATGGCAGGCCTTGCTTACCATTGGCAGCATCAGTTCCTTGAACAATGCATCATCTTTTAGAACGATCGATTCCATATAGTCGGCAGCCTTCCTAACGTCGCCGCCAACCTTGTCGATAATTTCTTCAGCGATCTTTGAAGCGATGCTCATTTCAATCCCAAAAATCGTATTCCATGTATCAATGATACTGCGGAACTTAGTTCCTGTCAAGGTTTATATTTTATGATTTAGAGATTTCGCATAAGCACGTCGTTCCAATCCCCCAAATCCGGGATGTGGACCTTCACGGATAGGCCAGCCTTTACCAGTTTTTCAGCCCCACGGTACGCCCCCGCCTGACCTGCGTATGACGAGTCGTTATCCCCAAAAATTTGCACCTCTGTGCACCCATCTGGGGGGATGAAGGTCTCAAGTCCGTTGCGGTTTGATACGCTCCAGACCGTCATGTTGTGCAGTACGCCAGCCGCTATGGCGCTTTCTATGCCCTCAGCGATACCCAATGGCTCTCCTGGCTTCCATGGGTACAGTCGTATCGCTGCACCGCTGATCGTTCCAACTGGGGTCATGATCTTTCGTGGCGCCGGCACATCGGCTTTCACGCCGTCTTTCAAGTACGTGATATGCAGCGAAACCCCTTCACCTGTCGGTGACTGAATCCTAGCGACCATGCACTGGAATTTCCCGAGACTCTTTCCGTCATCGTAGTAGTCGCGAGTCGCCTGCCTGATCCCAAGCGGCGTTGCTAGGCCCCTAAGCTTCAAGTACTCGTGCACTTCATCTCTAGCCTGGTAAGTTTCCTTCCACGCCTTTTCAAGGGCTGGGCGGGCGTCAATCATTGGCCGTGCTGGTGCAACTTCGACGTTTCCCACGATGGCATCCACCTCTTTACAAGTCTGTTTGAAATCCCAGTTTTTGCAGCATTGCAACAAGTCGAACCCGTCACCACCTTGTGAGCAAGCGCAGAAGAATGTCTCGCGCTGCTGATTGAATCGAAAGCGATCCTTACCGACTCCGTCTTTTGGGCAAGCATGGTGTTTTCCGTTTAGGAATCTTGAATCTATTCCAAGGCTTGGAAGAATGTTAAGCCACTTTCCCCTTGCCGCATCGACTGTAGAGTTACGCATTTTGCCTCCGTTTTGCGTAGGCAATGTTCCGTGACTTAAGCCAGTTCAAAACATCTGCGCTTGGCTGCGTCAAAGGAGCTCCCTTAACGCGCTCGTCGTTAGGCCATACCCCAAATTTATCGCGATATCTGTGTGCTGCTAGGCCATTCCCCTTTCCGTTTTCCACGCAGTACTGGCGAAGCATGCCGAAAAATTCCCGCTTCTCATCCCACGTGACGTGGCGATTGAGCTTGCTAGCCTCTCTTTTGACTTCCTGCAAGTCAGCTTCATGCACTGGGACTGCCTTCCCCGGCGGCACCATTTGGTAGCCGCACTGTGGGCACTTTGGCGATCCTCCGAAAACCCAAGTGCAGCACGGGCATGTCATCTGCTTGGGTTTTCCAGAAGCTTCAAGCGCGGCTTTCTTTAGGTCTTTTACCTTCGTGACTGTGTCAAGACTCCATGGCACCTCATCGTCAACGAACCCATTCTCCTCAACCGCGCCAGCATGATCGATGACCAGCGTATCCGCCTTACTCTCCCATGGCCGCAGCGTCCGACCGACGCACTGCAGGTACATCGAGATATTTTTGGTGGGCCTGGCCAGGACGACGCAGTCGAGCACTGGGATATCAAGTCCGTAGCTGGCGACAAAGACGTTGCACAATACCTGATATTTTCCAGACCGAATCCCTTCGAAGATTTCTGCGCGCTCCGCATGCGGTGTTTCGCCATCGACGTGAGCGGCCCTAATTCCTCTCAGGATGAATTCATCTCGCAAGTGGCGACTATGAGCGCAGTTGACGCAGAAAACGACTGTGCGTCGATCTGGTGCGATCCTGAGCCAGTTGTCAACGATATCCCCGACCAGCTTCGGAGTATCCATGCGATTCGCCAATCCTGACTCTTGGTAATCGCCATCCTTCCCAAGCTTCAGCTTTGCAAGATCAGGCTTGCTCGGAGCGTAGTAACGAACCGGAACGAGATACCCGAGCGAGGTTAGCAGATTTATGCTCGGCCCGAACACCATCCCGGTAACCAGCTCGCCAAGGCCACGTCCGTCGCTACGCGCTGGCGTCGCAGTAAGGCCTATCAAGCGCGCGTCTGGATACGCGGCCAAGACTTCCTGCCGAGAGTCAGCAACGGCTAGATGAATCTCGTCGACGATGATCAGGTCTGCGGGCGGCATGCGCATAGAGCCTTTCCGGATGCCGCGCGCGTGCAGTGTGTCGAAAGAAGCCACCTGCATGTCAGCCATGTCGTCGCGTTGGCGTCCTGCCATGATCTTGCCTACCCGTATACCGCGCCGTTCGAATGCGGAAGCGGCCTGGTCAATCAATTCTCGTCGAGGCGCTAGGAATAGAACCTTGCGGCCCTTGTCCAGGGCGCTCTTGACGATGGACGCAGATATAACCGTCTTTCCTCCGCCGGTGGGAAGCTGCAGCACAACGCGCTTGTGTTCACGCATCGCTTCACGAAGATGCGCAATGGCTGCGGTTTGGTATGGCCGAAGTTCGTGGGTCATTGGTGAACTCCGGCGCCAGACCAAAACTCCCCTACTGTATCGCTCCGTAGATAAGCTTTCTCATGCCGGGGGCTTTTCTCTGTCTCTGTCTCTGTCTCTGTCTCTGTCTCTGAGGTACGCATTCCTAGCCTAGGCTCAGCATGTTCAGAAGATGGCTGCGCATGCGTATCAATATGCTCCGCATGCGCAGCAGTACTAATCCGCTTCTTTCTGTTGCATGGACGGCAAAGTAATTGAATATTAAGGATTTCTGACGTTCCGCCAGCACTGACGGGCTTGATATGATCGAACTCAATATCCTTGGTTGCACCACAGAAATTGCATTTTCCTTGGTCTCGATCCCATACAGCGCGCTTAACTTTGTCGGAAATATGGCGCGACCCAAACCCATTTTTCTGAGCAAGAACCTGCCCTGCGCTCTGGCATTTTGGCTGCGCATGCGCAGCATCGTGCTCAACTAGAAAGCCTTTGGCTTTTAGTTCAAGCATCGCGGGCGCCACAAGATCAACGCTCATACGAAGACGGAAGGCCATCAAGCCTGGGTCATCGTCGAATGTGCCATCAACGTTCTCGGCGGCGACCAGCCAAATGAGCACGAGTATTTTCGTCGTAATCGGCGACAAGGCGTGGAAGTCCATGTCATCGAGAAGTTTTCGATGCAGACGAATCCAAGGTGGCGATCGATCTTTGTAGTGCTGGAATTTATCCCAGCCTTTCGGGCGGATGATCATGGCAAGTCCCCATTCAGGAGCCACCTGCACGCGGTCGAAACCCGGAAGCACAGCCGCATTGCGCGGGCTGAAAAGGGGCGCGTATAGGTGGCTTTTGAATAGAGATTCATGTTTACTTCCTAATTTAACGGCGTTTTCGACGCGCCGGCCCAAAGGGCTGATAAGTTATCTCACAAGATCGATGGCGTGGCAAGTAGTTATTTGTAGGATTAGATTTCGTATACTTAATTCTGATGCTCATATCGATAGGCAAGCGAGCCCATAAATTCATGGAATTCCTCATCGCACCGGACTAGCTCATCGCCAGCCACGACAGGGATTAGCTCACACTCCATGAAGATGCAGTAGCCAAGCGAGCACCAAGAATTTGGGATGTTGACTAGATACCCTGAAAAGCAATCTTCGCCATGCATAACCGCGGCATCGGTCGCGATGACCGTGCACTCGCAGTTATGTGCGAACGACCCTGGGAGATTTACCTTGGCCTTAGAGCCAACTCGGAAGGCAGCCATGTTGTTCCCCTAGGTTTTAGCTAGCTGAAGTTTCCCGAAGAAAAGGCAACAGCCGATCGATGACTTGCTCATCTGCTGCAACTAGATCATCACCCTTAATCAGCGGTTCCCAATACTCAGTAGATGAGAAGATGAGGGAGCCTGGCTCGACGTAACCTACGTCCCCGGTAATCGCCGCTGTGTCTATCTTGATCCTTAGGGAGAGGATCTTAGCCTCCCTTAACTCTACTATCGTCCCTGTGAGGCCGAAGTTAGACTTCCCTCTTACCTTCTTGGCTTTTGCGCCAACCCTTAGGGCGTTCATAGCTCATGTCTCCGTCCACTTGCGAAGTTTGGCGGCGACCATCCCTGGCATGAACACAACCAGCCCTAAAGCAAGGGCTAGCAATATCGTGCCTCTAATTGCTAAGTGCCAGATAACCAAGACAATTAACAAAGGCATTGCAAGAATTAGTTTGATGTTCATTTGGGAAAGACCATCTTAGGTTTCTTTGCAAGCTCGACAATGCGAGTGCCTGTCGCAAACTTGGGTGACTGCTTACCAGTCGATATGCGACTGATAGTCACCTGAGTAACGCCAACGCATTTGGCAATTAGCTCTTGCGTCCATCCGTCTTTCTTAAGTTTCGCTAGTGCTGAGATAGGGTCCATGGAATGACTATACATAAGCTATATGGAAAACGCAATATGGGTTGACTTGGATACTTTAAAAATAGTTTGGATTACCTATTGACATGCCATACATGTACGATATATTCTATGTCCATCGGATACACCACTACATAGAACAAGGGGATCGAAATGAGCAAGAAATATTACGCAGTAGAATTCTGGTCAGGTCGCAACACAACTGCCGGGAGTCCTAATGAACGGACCGGGAGGATGTCAAAGGCTTGTGATATTTGGGCTTTTTCATCAAAAGCCGCTCGTGACTCGTGGGTTGATGCAGGAAAGATAACCTCCGACATGCAGGGAAACTGCCGCAAAGCGGTGGCAAAAAAAGAGGCTCGATCATTGTGTCTCGGGATAAGTGTTGGAGAGTTTGATGCGCATCTCGATATGACGTTAGACGGTGCAGAAATTTAAACCCACACAATATGGTAACTGAGGGTTAAGTCATGTACGCCACAAAACGAATCCCATTGTCAGACGATTGCAAATGCTTCGATAGTCTCACTCACTGCCGGGCCGCTGTCGCTGACGCAATAACAGAACTGAGCGAAGCCATGTACGAGAAGTCACTCGACTCGTTCCAGGTTGCCAGAAGGCTGCTCGACGAGGCCGAGAAAACACTGAGGCAGGCAAGAATTAGCGATGACGTTTTTGGCGCTTCTGCCCTACTAAGCCGCAGGCCTGAGCTGGCAATTCACCTGGTCGCCGCGATGAGACAAAGACTCAACGATCTTGGCGAGGCTAAGTGATCATGAGCATCAATCAAAAAATAATAGCTGGATATCTTCTTTTGGTTGCAGTTGCGAATGGGGTAGTGGTTTATATGCTTTATGAAGATAGCCCGTTTCGATCTTTACTATGGGCGGCTGGATCAATATTGATGCTTTCTATACTAAGAACATTGGTTGAATACGAAATTCTTTATCAACGATCAGAGGGCGAGAAGTGAGGCACTCAGAATCTACGCCTGGCGCTCCGGCCTATACGTGCACACCAGACGAAGCAAGGATCATCGCTCGCAATGACACAGCGCTGATGGCATCTCTCTGCGATGGCATCATCGGTGATGATTTCCAGGTGCCACTTCGTGATGTAGTCGAAGCATTAGTTGATGGTAATGAAGCGCTTGAATATATGACAAAGAAAGACATTTGCCCGAGTAAACTTCCGCACAAATACGGACGCGCATTCAGGGAATTACTAAGGATATCAGCCCTTGTAGCCGAGATTTACAATCCCAAGTTCGAAGATGAGGCCGAGGCGATTTACAACCAGGCGAAACAAACATGAAAACTGACGTTCCCATTTTTCTATCATTAGCAGTATGGTCGGCCGCATGCTTTGCTGCGCCACAGTTTCTCGACTGTAGGAACAGAAAGATTGTTATATCTGACGCGTTCCACCCAGCGTCGTCGTCATCGTCTGCTATCCGCCTATCTTGCACTGGAACAAGTGCAAAGGTTGTTACGGATGGGATTATGGGTTCTAGTTTTGAGTGATCCAGGAGAATTTATATGCCTACCAAAATTGCACGTCCGGTAATCGTCTGCACAGAGCATCGCGGAGTTTTTTTCGGCTACGCGACCAAGACTAAGGGTTCGGAAATTAATCTTGCGAAAGCACGGATGGCTATTGCATTCGGAACAACGCGCGGCGTGATGCAGCTAGCAGAAACCGGCCCTACGTCTGTCAGTAAAATCTCAGCGAGGGCTGATATCGAGGTGCGCAAAGTAACGGCGGTCTTTGAAGTTACTCCTGAAGCTACTAGAGCTTGGGAAGATGCAAAATGACCACGCTCGTTTATCGTCCAATCGTAACTGTCGTCGATGTGCTAGACGCTGGCGCGTGCATTAATGGCGTCTTGGAATTCGTTGCCGCTGGCAAAGGCATTATTTCCGATGATCCGTCGAAGTATCCGGATAATCACTATATCCAGGTAGCTGCCGGGTACGGGAACGGGTACGGGTACGGGGACGGGTACGGGGACGGGAACGAGTACGGGTACGGGTACGGGGACGGGTACGGGTACGGGGACGGGAACGAGTACGGGTACGGGGACGGGTACGGGTACGGGTACGGGGACGGGAACGAGTACGGGGACGGGAACGGGAACGGGTACGGTGACGGGAACGGGTACGGGGACGGGGACGGGAACGGGAACGGGGACGGGTACGGGGACGGGAACGGGAACGGGGACGGGAACGGGGACGGGAACGGGTAATTTTTTTGCCCAATTGTAGCCGTTTTTGTATCTTTGTCCTGCCGAAAGCGGCCACCTGCGGGAACAGGTGAAACAGTTAGGAACTAACGAAACGCCTTTGGGCGTGGGCAAAACGCGACAGTTCCCGCGTTTCGCAATGGCTTCCCGGCTATGCGACCCACACCCAAAGGCGTTTTCTATTTTGCGATTATGGCTTTACACATTTACAGGCATTCTAAACCATTTTTTTTTGAAATAAAATGACAAATCAACAACAGTCAGATTTTGTAGGCGAGGAGAAAGCAGCTGTGCTTGCTGTGCTTTATCAGAAAATCCAAATTTTCCGATTGACTGGCAGCATTTCGCTAATTGAGTGGGGCGTTTGCCAGCGGCCAGTTTCGGACATTGATTTGGTCGTCGGCACATTCGATGAGATTTGGGCGATTGCCGAGCATTTTTCGGTTGAATATGATTTTGACTATACCGACGAAATGGAGCACTCGCCGCTTTTCAAAAGTATTGGACATGAAAGGGAGCCGTTGGCATTTGCTCTCCGACCAATGCCAAATCGGGCGCATTTTAAAATTAACGGTGTCAAGTGCTGCGTTTTTTTGGGCAAAGACCAAGAGGCGAAAATGTGCCGAATCGCGGGACTTTATTTTCTGGTTTCTCACCCGCGCTACGCGGTTGAGGCGAAACGAAAATACCTGAAAGACCTAAAAGAAGTGGAAGTCCAAAAACCTCTTACCGAATTTCAGCAAGCGAAACGAGCAAAGCATTTGGATGACGTTTTGGCTTACGAAAATTGGGAAAAAGCAATCGGGGATAAAGTGTAACTTTGTCCCGTCGAATGAGACCGCCGTCTGGTAAACGGTGTTTGAAAACAGGTTTAAAAAAATCGTTTTTTTGCGCCAAACATGGGCGCGGATAGTTTTGGGTCTTTCATTGTTTTCGCCCGAAACGCTGGCAAACCAAAGCCGTCCGCCCTCGTGTTTGGCGTTTTTTATTTTGTGATCATGGCAGGGAAAATTGTACGAAATTTAAAAGACTCGCCCTATGTCAAACTTGACAAGTATCCTTTGGAGGATAAGGCGTTGTCATGGAAAGCAAAAGGGATGCTTGCCTATCTTTTAGGGTTGCCCGAAGATTGGCAGGTAAACATTGCTGATTTGAGCAACCGTAGCACCGACGGGCGTGACAAGACGGCTACTGGAATGAACGAATTGATAAAGGCGGGCTATGTTGTTCGTCAACGGGTTGTTGGTGTAAATGGGAAGTTTGACGGCTATGATTACGTTGTTTTTGAAAGGCCAGAGTTTGCCGTAGAGTGGATAACCGTACACGGGAAATCCGTAAACGGGTTTTCCGTAAACGGTAAATCCAAAAACGGGAAATCGGCAACTAATAAGAATACAGGTTTACAAATAAACCAAAGAACCAATAATACAGAGACCAACGCGAAAAACGAGTTTTCGCCAGACACAGCCGACGACGCGCCGGAATATCGGATTGAAGTTTTTGAACCGATGCGGGTGGAAACAGTCCGGTTAGATGCTCAAAAACAAAAAACTTCAAACGGGGCGCGGCGCGACTTGGGCGACGACTTTGCCGAAATGCTTGAAAAAGAGTACGGCGTGAAAGCCGTGACCGTGCCAAGTTCCGAGCCTATACCGGAAACGCTGGGCAAGGCGAAAAAGACGCGCCGCATGGATGAGCCGCAACCCTTCCCGGAAACCGCCGAAGCGTTCGCCTATTTTTCCGACCCGGACAAAATCGCCGCGCTGTGGAAGCGGTGGCTGGCATACAAAAAAGACCAACACCGCCAACGGTACAAAACCGCCGACAGCGAAATAACGCAACTGCGCCAACTGTGGAAACGGGCGGGCGGCGACGCTGACAAGGCGGAACAAATCATCGAACAATCGGTCGGCTACCTTTGGAAAGGGTTGTTTGACCTGAAAATTGAAAATGCAAATGGCAAACCAACAACTTCAAACCGTGAGAACGTCCGCCGCGAACTTGTCGAGTATTACGCCGACAAACGCCGTGCTGCCGAAATTCAGCGTTGAAATCTGGGCGCAACTGAAACAGGCGGGCAACTTTGAGCCGGACAAAGCGGCATTGTCAATGCTCGCTTTCCCAGAAAAAATCAAAGCAATCCGTCCGCGCAACATTGGCGACTGCCTGAAAAGCGACACGCCGACCATTGCCACTATTGTCAAATATCACGGCTGGATGTTCGCAGAGGAAACAGTCGGCGGGCTTGTGTTCGGTGCGGCTGAAATGCTGAACGTGGGCCGAGAAGTCACGGCTAAACAAGTGGGATTCATTGCTGAATATGTCGTTGACAATTACCACTACCTGACCCTTGCCGACGTAGTGTTGTGCCTCAAAACGGGCGTTTCCGGCGGCTTCGGTGAAGTTTACGGGCGGCTCGACGTGCAAGTGGTGTGCAAGTGGTTCGAGAAATACGAGACGGCCCGCATGGATGAAAGCGAATCACTGGCGTATGCCCGGCACAAAGAGGCCGTTTCAGGCAACCCTACCGAAAAAGGCGAAATGCCCGACTGGTTTCGGGAATTTTCCGAAAACTGGCAAAAGCAGCACCCGATACCGCAAACCGTGACCGTCGCGCCCGCTTTCGAGCCGGACGCGGCGTTTCTGGAAACCGTAAGGCTCGAATGGGATGCGAAGCCGGAAAGCGAACGCCCGCCGTTCGAGCAATTCAAGTCACTACGCATTGCCCAAACACGGGCGGCTATGATGCGATAAAATCAAATCCCATGCTCATCATTCTTTTTCTTGGCCTCGTGTTGGCCGCTTCATACCAACCGCCTGAAAAATGACATTCATTTTCCGCAACCGTAAGCACACGCCCACCCGTGACGAATCCATGCGGGAAATCGAGGCTTGGCTTTCAGCCGCACGGCTAAACCCGCCGGAAAGCGTGAGCATGACGGTCTGGGTGGCGGCGGCGGATTACGGCGGGTTCCGGCACTCGTTCGAGAAGTACCGGAGTGCCTTGCCTGAATATGCCCAAGTGGTTTTCAAACCGCAACAAAGTGAGTTTTCGGTTTGGATTTTCCGGCACAAACTCACCGTAAAAAAACTGACAAAAAATTAGGCGCGTTCAAATGTGCGCGTGTATCTTTGTGCATCAAATTCACCAACTTATGAGCGATTACGAAAAATTCATTGCGTCAAAAACGCATTTGGCGCATGACTACGGCATTGAGCCGATGAGCCTTCCTGACACGCTTTTTGACTATCAAAAGCACGTCTGTCAATACCTTATCAAAAAAGGACGCGCCGCCTGTTTCCTTGATACAGGGCTGGGCAAAACCCTTATTGAATTGGTGGTTGCTGACAACTACCAACAAAAAACGGGCAAAAGGGTGCTAATCATCACGCCTTTGGCAGTAGCGTTTCAATTTGAGCGCGAAGCCCAAAAATTTGGTATGGAAGGCGTGGAATACTCGAAAGACGGCAAACGGCTAAGCCGTATCGTTGTGTGCAACTATGAAAGATTGCACCTTTTTGAGCCGTCCGACTATGATTGCGTGATATGCGACGAAAGCAGCATACTAAAAAATTTCAAAGGGGTGACGCGGGGAATTGTCACTTCCTTTTTGAAAATGATAAAATACAGGTTCCTTTTCACGGCCACACCGTCGCCAAACGACTTTATCGAACTTGGCACGAGTTCCGAGGCACTTGGGTACATGGGCTATACCGATATGCTCACCCGGTTTTTCACAAACAACGAGGATACCATTTCGCCAATGTCAATCGGCACAAAATGGCGGCTGAAAGGACATTCAACGACGGATTTTTTCAGGTGGGCTTCTACATGGTCAATTTCCATGAGAAAGCCGTCCGACATTGGGTTTGATGATTCGGCATTCACCTTGCCGAAACTCATTGAAAAAATACACCTTGTCAAAAACCCGTCGAACATGGTAGTGAACAGCCAAATATTGATGTTCAACATGGTGGCGCAACGGCTCAAAGAAGTGCAAAGCGAGGTAAAGGCCACAGTCAACCAGCGGTGCGAAAAAGCGGCAGAACTTGCCGCAAAACATGAAGTGACGGTTTTCTGGGTAAACAGAAACGACGAAAGCGACATGATGAGAAATCTTGACAGCGACGCGGCGGAACTTCGGGGCAGTATGAACATTGACCAAAAAGAGGAGATTTTGCTCGCATTTTTGGACGGGCAGGTAAAAAAACTCATCACAAAGCCAGAAATAACAGGGTTTGGCCTCAACTGGCAGCATTGCAGCCACACGGTATTTTTCCCGACATTTTCTTTCGAGGAATATTACCAATGCCTAAGGCGGTTTCTCCGATATGGGCAAAAAAACGACGTGGTTTGTGATACGGTCGTTTCAGACGGGCAGGAAAAGGTGTTGAAGGCTTTGCGAGAAAAAGCGGCAAAGTCGGACGCTCTTTTCCAAGACCTGAACAAGCACACAAACCAACACTTCCAAGACCGCCCAAAAACAGAATCAACAAAAATCATCTTACCAACTTTTGTCAAATGAAAAATCAAGTCGTTTCCGAAGATTACAGCATCTATAATGCGGACTGCATGGAAGTCCTGCCACAACTTCCAGAAAACAGCATAGACTTTTCGGTTTACAGCCCACCTTTTGCCGGGCTTTACAACTATTCATCCTCGCCGGAGGATTTCAGCAACTGCGAATCGAAAGAGCAGTTTTTGCAGCAGTATGATTTTTTGATTGGCGAAATTTCACGGGTGACAAAGCCCGGACGAGTGACGGCGGTGCATTGCACTGACATACACAGCAACGACGGCTCGCTTTGGGATTTTCCGGCTGAAATCATTAAATTGCACGAAAAACACGGGATGCGATACATGAACCGTATCACCGTGTGGAAAGAGCCTCTCAAAGTCCGTATGCGGACAATGGTGAAGTCGTTGATGCACAAACTCATCGTCGAGGATTCTACCCAATGCTTCCCGGCGATGCCCGATTATGTGCTTGTGTTCAAGAAACGTGGAGAAAATGCCGTGCCAGTCACGCACCCGGTAGGGCTTTCCTATTATGCAGGGGAAATGCCATTTTTGAAGATGCACGAAGAGACATACGGCGACTGGGAAACCTTCCACAAAAAGTGGAAAGGATACACAGGTGACCCGGCGACCAACAAAATGTCTCACATCATTTGGCAGCGTTACGCCTCATCGGTTTGGGATGACATTCGGATTGACGAGGTGCTTGAATACAAAGGCGGGCGTGACGAAGATGACGAAAAGCACGTTCACCCGCTGCAACTTGACGTGATTGACCGACTTGTTGAACTTTACACAAATCCCGGCGAAGTGGTCTTGACACCTTTTGCGGGTGTTATGAGCGAAGTTTTTTCCCCTGTTTCAATGGGGCGAAAGGCTATTGGGATTGAGTTGAAAGAATCCTATTTCAAGCAAGGCGTTTTGAATATGCAAGGCGCAAAATCACGATTCAAAAAAGAGCAACTCGAACTATTTTGACATGAAAGGCGCACTCAAAACCGACCTGACCCGCACCCACAATCGGACGATACTTGCCCACCTGAAAGCGGGCAAACCGATTGACCTGAAAACGTCGCTCGACTGGTTCGGCTGCGCCTCTCTCCGTTCAAGAATCGCGGAACTACGGCAGGAGGGGTGGCCGATAAAATCGGACATGGTGAAGTTCACCGCACGTTCGGGGTTTCCGGGCAGGTTCGCGGTTTACTCGCTCGACATGGACAAAACAAAATGGCCGAAATGATTAAACCCGAAACCGCCAACCGAATCACGGCGAATATCATTCGAGTTGTGAACTTCACTCCGGGAAGTGTCGCCTACCGCGTGAACAACGTCGGCGTGTGGGATGAGGCGAAACAAGTGCGGCGGGCTGGCAACACCGAAAAAGGACTGCCCGATATTTGGGTTTGCGCGAAAGGCAGGTTTCTGGTTATCGAGGTGAAAGCGGGCAAGGACAGGCTAAGCCAGCACCAACTTGCCCGAAAACAGGAAATTGAACGGGCGGGCGGGGTTTACTTCGAGGCGCGAAGCACGGAGGCGTTTTGCGAGTTTTGGGAGAGTTGCAGGCAGAATTTTGGTGTTTGATATTCGGGGGCGGTTTGCAAAAAAGGTGGCCGTCCCCGTTTTGCGTAAAGCCGTAGTTATCAGATTTTGCTTATTTTTCGGCGGCGTGGGCTTGCGGTTGAGTTTGCCGCAAATAGACAGGAGTGCTTTGTTGGAAGCATTTATCAGAAATGGACAAGATATTTTTCAAAATCATGCTCGTCATTATGAGCCTTTTGTTTTGGGGCGACTTGATACTCGACCCTGACTTTTCTACATTTATGTATGCCTTTGGATTTTTTGTTTGTTATTCAAAGTCATACGGATTGCCAAATTTCAAAATCCTGAAAATTCACGGCTTTGTTTGGCGGCACTTGCTCGTGCTTAATTTTTGGTGGATGTTTTATGCCGCCATAAAATCGCACGTTACGGGAAAATCTTACATGATTGGCTCTTGGGAACTTATGTCGTTTATCGAAATTGGCGCAACCGAACCCGACAAAGCGGTTTGGGATGCAGGTCTGGCGGTTTCAACGCCGGGACATATTTTCGGCAAGCGCATTTTGCAATATCGCAAAAACAGGGACGAGGCATTATTTACTTCTTCTTAGTTGCTGCTAACGTGAGCACTCCTGCAAATGCAAGGTTTACGCCGCATTGTCAGGAGTGCATAGTTCTACACATTTAACTTTTCAAACAATGAACAGATTTATCAGTTTCCACGAAGGGAAAGCAAGGTTCGGGCTAAATAAAAATGCTTGCTGGGTTATTGACCTGCAAGAAAAAAAACAAGGCTTGAGAACAAACCCTGTGCTTTCAATTTTTGAAACCTCACACGGGTTCAACTGGGAGGACTTGAACTGGAGCGAAACAAAAAACGGCCCATTTATTTGCGATGATGACGACAACTATTTGTGGCTATGTGAATCGACAAACATTGAAAACGGTGACGACTATTTAACACAGGAGGAAATGATTGACGCAGGTCAGGCGGAAGTTTGCATCAACATTGAAGATTTGACATTCTACGATAAGGGAAACGGTTGCTATTCTCCCATTGTGTAGAACTCCAAGCCTGCCGCAGCCCGCGTTAGCGGGTTGTCGGCAAGCGGCAGTTCGCTAATGATTTTTAGAAATGGCACTTACATCACACCAACGCGCAATCATCGCCGAAGCAAAACGCAACGGCGGGCATATCACAAAGGCGCAAGCGGTTGCGCTCATTGGCAGCGCGTATTACTGCAATGCCGAAAACCACGTCGGCAGCGTCTTGTCACGCATGGTAAAGGCTGGGATGTTAGAAAGAACCAATCCCGGCGTTTTTCAAGTATGTGGCAAGAGGAAACCGAAGGGCGTTACTGTGTATGCAAATACAGCACCGGAAATCTGGTAATCAATAATACAATAAAACATGAACGAAGGCAAATCCACACCCAAGCCCAAAGAACCAAAGTCCGACACATTCGAGACGGGCAAAAACACAAACTGGCTCACAGGCTTCCCAGAGGGGAAAGCCAAGCCCACCGAAATAGCCACGACCCACAAAATCGGGAAGGGCTGGAAATAGGAATGAAATAAGTTGGTTTTCGTTTGATAGTTGCCCGCCGCTGCAAAGTGTGCGGGTTTTTTGTTGCGCGAAACGGCGTAACTTTGCGGGAAAATTGCGGGAGAAATGAAGTACAAAGAGTTCCCAAACAACCCTCGAAAAATAACCCAAGAGGGATTGATGCAACTTGGGGAAAGCCTTGCTGAGTTTGGCAGCCTTGACGGGTTTGTGGTCAACCTTGCAAGCGGCAAGTACAAAGGCTGCATTGTTTCCGGCAACCAGAAAAACAAGCACGTCAGCCTAAACCAAGCGGAGGTTGAAATCATTGAAAGATATGATGAGCCTACCGTAGCTGGCACTTTGGCCGTCGGCCATGTGAAATACAAGGGCGAGCGTTTCCCATATCGGGAGGTATCATGGTCAGAGCGAAAATGTGAAATTGCAAACCTTCGGGCGAACAACTACGGCGGGGAAAACGACTGGGAACTGCTTTTGAAGTTTGACGCGGATGTTTTGGAGTTGGGCGGCGTGGACATGGTTTTCGAGGAAATGAAACTGTCTTTTATGGAACCACAAAACCAGTCCGTTTTGCCGGGGGATGAGCCAGATGATTTGATTGGTCAACCCAAAAACAACCCGCCAACGCTCAAAGCAACTTTTGAAACACCGGAACAATTGCAAAAAGCGGAGCCTGAAATCGCGGAAATAGTCACAAGGTTTGAAGGCGCGTTTTATTCAATCAGCGCGGGTGAGGCATGAAACTTGAACTTGCAAGTGCAAAGGCGGTTAAACACGCCTGTTTGTTTTATCACTACGCGAAGGCGGTGCCGAGCGCACGGGTTTCTTTTTCGGTGTTCAACCAAAACGGTGAATGGTGCGGTGTGGTGATTTTTGGCGGCGGGGCAAACAACAACCTTGCAAAATCAATAGGCTTTCCACAAGGCGCGGCACTTGAATTGGTTAGGGTTGCGTTGAACGGAAAGCAGGAAAGCACAGGCAAGGCAGTTTCACTCTCTTTGAGGTTGCTAAAAAAATATGCCCCGCTTTGCAAGGTGGTGATAAGTTTTGCAGACCCAGAGCAAGGGCATTTAGGGGTTTTGTATCAAGCGACAAATTGGATATACATCGGAACGTCAACGGCGCAAAGGGAGGTTTTTCACCCGATAACCGGGAAGGCAATACACAAGCGCACGGCAAATGCCTTGTTTGGAACAATTAAGGGTTTGAGGAAAACACCAATATACTGGAAACATAAATACGTTTTCGGGCTTTCAAATCAAGAAAAGGAGCGGCTTTCAAAGATTGGAAAGCCGTATCCAAAATGCGTTCAAAGCATAGATGGTGATGTGCCTGACAACCAGTTGGGAGACGGCGGTTCGAGTCCGACCTGAACGCTCAAAACAAAGAGGAAACAAAGTGAAAAGGATTGAGCAAAGCAATGGCAGTTACTTGCTTGTCCCTGAAAAAGGGGAAACGGCAAACCCGAATGGTAGGCCGAAGGGTGCTGAATCGCTCAAAACGATTTTCAATAAAATCCTTTCCGGCCAAACGACTATTGAGGAAGGTGGCATAAAGCGCAAGGTGACGAAATATGAAGCCCTTGCTTTGCGCGTGTTGCAGGACGCACTGACGGCAAGCGACCCGAACGTAAGGCTTAAAGCGTTTAGCATAATCGCTGACAGGTTCGAGGGCAAGCCAAAACAGGAAATCGAAACGAGTGGCACGTTGACAGTCGGGGTTAATTATGAGGAACTGACCCCAGACCAAGCCGAGAAAATCCTCGAAACCATACGCGGCAAATGAACGTCCGGCTCATCCCGGCCAGCGTCGGCGTGAAATACGGCGCGGCTGACATTGCCAAACTGCGCTCAATCGGGGTGCTGCCCGTCGTGGTGAACGACTGCTACCTGCAAAACAAGTTCCGGCCTGAGCGTGTGCAAATCCTTTTCGGTGGCAGCGGCAGCGGGAAATCAGATTGGAAGGCCACCGAACTTCTGCTAAAATGTATGATGCCGGGCAAATTCTGCCGTGTGCTGTTCGCCCGAAAGTTCCGCGAACAGGTGAGGGACAGCCAATTTTTGCTTTTCAAAGGGCTAATTGCCCGCTACGGATTGCAGGACGTTTTCCAAATCAAAGAGTCAGAAATGGACATCGTGTGCCGCACGACGGGCAACGTGCTTTTGTCCGGCGGGCTTGACGACGTGGACAAACTCAAATCCATACCGGACATAACCGACGTTTGGTTAGAGGAGCCGATAGACCGCAAAGGCTCAATACTTTCCAGCGACTTCACCGAACTTGACCGTCGCCTACGCTGCCCGCTTGCCTCGAACCATATCCATTTCACGTTCAACCCTGTATCCAAAGACAGTTGGATACATGACTACTTTTTCAAGTCCGATGCCTACGCGCCGTTCGCTCTGAAAACGACGTACTTGGACAACCATTTCAGCCCGCCCGAACAGGCGCGGCAGTTTGAAATACTCAAAGAAAAAAAGCCGGACGAGTGGGCGGTGTACGCTATGGGCGAATGGGGCAGCCTCAAACAGGGGCTTGTTTTCCCCGAATATTCAATTGTGCCGGACTTCCCGAAAGACTGCAAAAAGACAGGGTACGGGCTTGATTGGGGCTTCTTCCCCGACCCGACGGCGGTGGTTCGTTGTGGCATAAAAGGCGAAACATTGTACTTGGATGAGGTGCTGTACGAGCACCACCTGACAAGCCAGACACGGGCGGACATGATGAAACAGCGCGGCGTGTTGCCCAATGCCCAAATCATCGCCGACCGAAACCCGGAGGCGATAGCCGAACTGAAAGCCAAAGGTTTCTTTCGCATCGAAGCGGCCACCAAAGGCGCGGGCAGCATCAAAGCGGGCTTGGACGCGATGCACAACTTCAAAATCTGCATCACCGAACGGTCGAAAAACCTTAAAATGGAACTGGACAATTACGAGTGGGAAAAGGACAGGCGCAACGACGCGCCGACGGGCGAGCCTGTGGACGATTGGAACCACGCGATTGACGCGGCACGGTATTGGGTGGCACAGGCAACCACCACAAAAAACACCCTTCGTTTTCTGTAAAAAATCCCCAATTTTGCAACATGGCAGCGATAGACATACTCCGGTACACGGTTTCGACAAATGCCCGTCACGACGGCTACAAACGGGCGGGCGAAGTCGCCGTATTTTCTACCGCCATGATAACGGGCGAGAACCAAGACGAAATGGTGTGGAAGTACCGCCGTTTCGAGGGCGACGCGCTGAAAAAGCAGCGAATCAGGCTCTACAATTCGCTCACCAAATACGCACTCCAAAGGCCGCGCAAGTACTGGAAAAAGGTTGACCGCATACCCGGCATAAAGGTCGAGATGACGGGCGGCGATGAGGCAAAAATGGCGATGCTCAAAGCGAACATGGCCGACTTCGCCGACCACCAAAACCTTTTGTCGTGGCAAACCGCCATGCTCGAATACAAGGGATGCACCGACCCTAACGCTTGGATAGTCTACGAACGGCTCGATGAGCGGACACCGGACGGGCGCGTTACGTCCGTAAAGGTGTACCCTTACCCCGTGCCGTCACATAAAGTGGTGAATTTCAAGCAGTTGCACGGCGTGACCGAGTGGCTTGTCATCATGGAACCGCGCACCGTGACATTTCGCGGGCAAAAAAAGGAGTTGCAGGACTTCTATGTTTACGAGCCGGGCAAGACTACACGGGCGCGGGAAAAGTGGGATGATATGGCGATTGAGCCGGGTGAGGTGGAAATCATCATTCCAAGCGAAGGGCAAGCCGAACCGCGAACGTTTTACGTTTCCGAATACCTGACAGGCACGACAGAAGTCCCGGCCATGTGCGTCGGGGCGTACCGGGATGAGAAAACCGACCTGCAAGGCTTCGTTTCATGGTTCGACCCGGCAGAAAACGTGTTGGCCGATTTGGTGCGCGACAAGTCGAATTTGGACGTGGCAAAAACCCTCTACGCTATACCCCAAAAATACGAGTACGTCAAGCCGTGCCAGTTCGAGGACGGCGCGGGCGGAGTGTGTTTCAAAGGCCGTTTGCAGGGCGGCGACCACGACGGGGCAACGTGCCAATCGTGCGGCGGGCGCGGGCTTGTGGCGAACTTCACGACCGAACAGGAAACCCTGCAACTTCCCTTACCAGAGACAAAAGAGGAACTGGTAGAACTTTCCCGGCTCTACCATTACGAGACGGGCAACATAGACACCCCGCGTTGGCTGGATGAGCAGGTTGACAAGGCAGAGGCGCGGGTGCTTTCCGCCGTGTTCAATCCCGGTTTGGCTGAAAAGGCGACGGGCGCGGCGGACAAGACGGCCACAGAGGTAAATTATGAAATGGAGGATGTGTACGACGTTTTGGAGCCGTTTTGCCAAACCCTGAAAATCCATTTTGAACTTGCTTGCCGAATCGGGGCGCAGTACTTGGAAATACCCGATTTTTCTGTTTCGCTGTTCATCCCGAAGGATAAGAAAATGAAGTCATTGCAGGACTTGGTGCAAGCAATGGACACGGCGAAACAAGCGGGCGCGGGATGGGAAGTGGTGCGCGACATCCGCGAACAGATTTGGGAAAAGATGAGCGGCAACGACCCGGCGAAGGTTGCGAAGTTGCGGGCGAGTTACAAGTGGCTGCCGTTCGACGAAAAGAGCGAGGAGGAACGGGCGATGATTTTGGCCGGGCGTTCGGCGTTCGATTCGGCGCGTGTGCTGTATGAGAACTGGGCAGAGATTTTCGAGGAAATCGAAAACGAAACGCCGGACTTTTACAAATTCACCCACGAAAAACAGCAAAGCGTGATTGAGGAAAAGGTAGATAAGTGGCGCGGCAAAATCCAGTTGGCAAGCGAGCCAAGTTTTGAGCCGATACAGCCGTAAAAAGGATTAGCCCGCGCACCTTGCGGCGGGCGGGCGTGAAAAAAGCCAATCAAAACTTTATGAAAATCGCTATTTTTTGATTAAAATATTATGCGCTGACAATTTCAACGTTTCGCCTTTCATCATTTTTAATGGGGAACCAGTAGCAATCCCAGTCAAGATATATATCATCACCATCAATCGCTGTAATCTTAAATTCCCCTCTTATGTCATTGTTATAGCCAAAGTTTATCGCTATTGTTTGTCCGACTTTTAATTCTTCTTTTGTCATGATTTTTCTTGTTTGGTGAATTTGATAGGACAAAGATACACGCGCACACCGAACCGCGCAAGCAAAGCAGGAAATAAATTTTCAGTTTCTCAAAAATGCCAGAAAAAGCCAGCGAAATAGGCAAAAAGCAAAGCAAGTGGGCGCAAGAATCCCACGAGGCATTGATGCGAGCCGTCCGGCTTGGACAGGCAGCCCTGTTTGAACGCCTTTTGGATTGGACAGACAAAATAGAGACGGACGGGCGGCAAATCAAGTTCACGGCGCGGAATCTGGGCAAGGTCGGGCAGGTCTTGAAAATCGTTGATTCGTTTTTCAAGTCTTTCCAAAAGACCGTAATTGGTTTCATCCGCCGGGCGTTCGGGCAAACGCTCGAACTGAACAAAGGCTATTTTGCCGACATGAACCCGGCGCGGAGCGTGGAGGATGAGGCGCGACGGATTACGCTTTTGCGGTGGGGCTTCGACGTTGACAAAAACGTGATGCTGCCGGGCGGGTACTTCCAAAAACTGTTTTCGAGCCAAGCCATAGCCCAACGCATTGCTGAACAGGTGAACCGGGCTATGGCGATGAAAATGCCGCTGGGCGAGTTCCGAAAACTGTTCCGGTCGGTGTTGGTCGGTAGGCCGGGAAACGGGATGCTCGAACGCTATTTCAACACCAACACATTCGACCTTTTCCAACGGCTTGATAGGTCGGTTCAAAACATCTACGCCGAGCGGCTTGGGCTGAATTACGCCGTGTATTCCGGTACGGTCATGGACACGACGCGCCCGTTTTGCGAGGCACGGGTGAACAAGGTTTTCAGCCGCAAGGAAATCGCGGGATGGGCAAACCTGCAATTTGCGGGCAAGCCCAAAATGTACGACCCGTTCATGGATTGCGGCGGGCATAATTGTCGCCACCACCTTTCATGGGTGAGCGACGAAGTGGCAAAATATCTACTCAAAACGTAATGGCAGCACTCACCAAATACACATTCGACGCGGACGGCACGACCGTTGTCCCGGTCAATGACCGAATCGTATTTGCGTGGGAGCGTGAAAACGAGACCGCGTTTTTCCGTAAAGTGCTGAAAACCAAACTGTTATTCAGGGGCGCGGACTTTTCCTACTTCAAGGGCTTGTTTGACGCGGACGTTTGCGCGTTCGTGGTGCTGACAATCACGCGGGGTTCTTTCGAGTGGGCGGGCAAGTTACGCCTATCGCGGGGTGATTGGGATTTGGACAAATGCGAGTTCGAGATTGAGGCCGACGCTGCCGACGATTACGCCTGTTTTTTGGGGCAGACCAAACGCTCTTTCAACCTGTTGGACTACGGCACACGGATAGACGTACAACCGTTGTACGGCACTATCGAGACCGTGACTTGCAACTATTCGGGGACTGCGCCCGTGTTTTCTGGCCTCGTGTACTACGGCGCGTGTTGGCCTGTCCCCGACCAAGATTTCTACCCGTCCACGACACCGCACGGCACACAGCGTTGGAGGCCGATAAGCACAGAAAAGGTTTTCACGTCGGCCACCGATTGCAGCATTGACACCACATGGGCGCGTGAGGCAGTCACACAGGTAGGCACACCGCCGGGCGGCGGCTGGTTCAACATCGGCGGCAACGATTGGGTGCGGGCTATCAACTACGCCACATTCTCGCAGCGCACGGTTGACAATGCGTATAGTAGCCAAGACTTTTACAGCGAGGCGACGTACTTGGACGAAACCCTCGAAAACGGGCGGCGTTTCGCCGACGTGCTCGATGAAATCGTGGCTTCGCTTGATTGCGACGTTGACGGCGTTCGTTCCAATTTCCTCGACACCAACCCGGACGGGGTAAGCCCGACAAACGACGCATACACACAAGCGGCGGACAAACTCGCCAACCTGATGATGTTTCAGAAATCGGACATCGTGACACCGACGGCGACGGGAAAGGCTTACATCATGTTCGTCACGTTGGAGGACTGCCTGAAAATCCTACGGGAAACATTCAACGTGTTTTGGTCTATCGAAGTGGACGGGGCGAACAAGTACCTGCGCCTCGAACAGTTGAGTTGGTACGAACAGACGACAAACGGCACGGATTGGACGGCCACCGCACCCGCGTACATCGCTGGCACACGGCGTTGGACAGAGGCCGAACAAGTGCCGCAGTTCGAGAAATTCGCGTTTGTCCAATCGTTTGCCCTTAATTTTGGGGAAAAAATAATCGAGTACGGCGAAGGGTGCGCGACGGTCGGGCAGACAATCGAACACATACCGGCACAGACCGTGACCGACATCGGCGGCATTTGGCAAAACCCGGAAAGCGGGTTGGAGGGCGTTTGCCTTGTCGCCACTTACGAGGACAGCGGAACGCTCTACGTTTCGTCGGCCAACAACGATTTGAACGGCGATTTGTCATTTGTGGAATTGGTGAAATGGTATTGGATGCACGGGCGATACTCAACCGATTTGAGTTTCACGGGCGGCGCAGTTACGGTGGAAAGCACACGGCGGCGAAAGAAACAGGTCGAAATCAAAGTGCCGCTTTGCTTCGATGAGACATTTGACCCGGCGCAATTACAGCGCACGGGATTGGGCTGGGGCGAAGTGGACGCGGCGCAATGGGACACCCTCACAGAACTTTTGACGTTGAATCTGAAACAATGAACTATACCAACGCGGGCAACCTGCTACCATTTTTCGATTCGCTCGACTGGCAACGCCACAGGCAGCCGGGGCAGGATGCTTTGCCGTACGGCTTGCCCGCTTCGCGTGTCCGGCTCATCCCTTTTCAGGCTTTCTTTGACATTGATTTTGACCCGGACACCGTGACGTTTCGCCTTGTCAACATCGCAACCGCCGAAACGCTGACATTGGACAGCGCACTTATCGAAGTGGGCCAGACGGCGGACGGCAAAGTTTGGCTGACGTACCAAGCGGCGGATTTGGACACCGTGCCTGATTGCGGGTATTGGTATGTCTGGCTCACCGTGACCGACGGCACAGATACGGCGAACAGGTACAGCGAAGTTTTGCGCCTTGCGAACTGGGCGAACTTCGAGCGGGCGCGGTTGACCGAAAACGGGTGCGGCGTTGACGGTTCGGACGTGGAAATATCTTTCCTCGACACTTCACCGCTTGTCGGCACGGCAACATCTGTAACGGTGGAAAAGCGGGTTGGGGCATCATGGGTTGGCGTAGGCACGGGCGATTTCGTTTTGACCGTCGCAAATGCCGATGAGGGCGCGATTATCCGAATCACCGTAGTTTCCAGCACGGGCAACACTTTGCAAACAGAATATACCCTCGTTTGGGATTCTGCCGACCCTTGCGCCACATTGGAAATCACGGAAAGCGGGCAAAACGATGTTTTGAGCGACGATTTGCCCGACCTTTGGCGTGTCACGTTCACAAACGCGCAAGACCGGGGCAAGGTGCTCTACCAGACGGGCTACACACAGGAACTGTTTTTGGAGCCGTCGCCGATTTGGGATGTGCCGGAAATAGAGCGCAGCACGGAAACGACGGTCAACGGCGAAGGCTTGGCGATAACCCGCACGGCGCGGACGGTGGAAAGGATGCGGTTTGAAAGCATGGATTTGCCAGATTACGTCATTCATTTCCTCACAGGCGCGGCGGAACTTGAAACCGTGACGCTCGAAAATGTGACGACGGGCAAGACGCTGACGCTCGAAAACCTTGCGTTCACGTCCCGGCGACAAGGCAAGGAATTGAACACGGGGCAGTTCCAAGCGGACGGGCGGACGGAGTATTTCGCGGGATGCGACGAAGATTTTGTTTTGGTCTGAACTTTCAGAAATATTTGAAAATGGCAACGATACGGCAATTCCTCGACAACTTGCGCCGGGCAAAGGCTGAGATGATAGCCAACCGGGAGGCAGAGGCGTTGAAAATATCGCTCGACCAAATAGCCCTTGTGAAACTGCGAATCCAGCGGAAAGGCGAGAACGCGCAAGGGGGGCAATTTTCGCCATACACGCCGGACTACGCGAAAAACAGGAAGAAAGCGGGCTATCAAATCGGGTTCGTTGACTTCACGCGCACGGGGCGAATGTGGGCAGCGATACAGCCAAAAGTCGTGGAAAGCAATGTCTTTCGGGCGGTGGTTGAATTGGAGGGGCGCGACGAAAAAACGCGGGCGATGCTTCGCGGGCATGAAAACAAGCGGGGCAACATCCTTTCCCCGAACGCAACGGAGCGGGCGATTATCGCACAGGCGAACCGCGAACGGGTGCTTAAATATTTGAATTTCCTGAAATGAGAAACATACTTTTTGCCTTTCTTTTCCTGCCCTTCGCGGCTTTCACCCAAACCAAGTCTTTGGGCTTGGAAGTGGTGTTCTGCTTCGAGGGTGACACGGTGGACAGCCGATTTTTGGAGCCTTACTTGATTGCATACGGCTATGAAGAAACGAAGGCGTGGGCGACAAAGGCCGTGTTTGTGGAAAAGTGCAAGGCAAAAGGTATTGAAATCCCACTCGAAACCTTCGATGCGATGATGCGCGAAAAGTGCGGGCATGGGCTGAAAGATTACGTCACGTTTTACAACGAAATGCAGAAATGATAAACGCCGTCGGCGAGATACTGAAAAGCAAACTGGTCGCCCTGACATGGTTGGAGCGGCTTGGCGGCGTTGTCGAAACAGCCGTAAAGCCCAATTTCGTGACGGGCGACGGCGGGGCGCAAATCAAGACGGGCGAACAGGTCTACCCGGTGGCCTGTGGCACGACCGACGCGGCGTGTTGGAATGACGGCAAGTACAAATTTTTCAGCCCTGATAGTGGCGTTACCGCCGTCGCCTTTTTCCGCGACACGGCGGGCGTGGCCGTACAATCCGTTTTGCAGGACAACGCCCGAATCCGCTACTCGTTCGAGTTGCAGTTTCTGTGCTGGCTCAACCTGAAAAAGTTGGGTGTTACCGAGTGCAATTTCTCCGAAAAGGTCGCGCCGTATGTGGTTGGCAGGTTGTGGGGTGACCATGTGGCGACCGATGTTTTTGACGGCAGCATTGAGGAGGATATTTACCAGCAAATCACCGTTAGCCGTGTCCGGCAACTGCCGAAAAGCCCTGCAATGTTCCAGCCTTACACCTTCGCCACCGACGGGCGCGGGATGTTCCTGTACCCATACGATTATTTCGGGATTGCCGTTTCCGGCACGTTCGACATCAACATCAACTGCTTGCCCGAATTGGTTTTGCCGGGCAGCGAAATAGACTGTTTACCGGAATGAGCGACGGAATTTTGATTGGTCTTTGGGGTTTTGTATGGGTTCGGCTGCTTTGTCAGCCGGGCGAGGTGTTCGACTTTGTGCCGGGCTGGTTCATGGGCTTGGCGGGGCGTGGGGACTGGGGCGAAAAGGCATACAAAGCCCTTTGCGGCTGCGCCAAATGCCATGCCGGGCAAATCGCCTTTTGGTCTGCGTTCGTGTGCGACCGTGACGTTTTAGAGGCGTTCACGGTGTTCGTTTTGGCGGTGTTCGTCGCGTGGTTCCTCGAAAGGTTGCAAGCAAAAATGGAAAGATGATAAAAAATTTGCCAATGGGCGGCGATGGGCTGCCCACAGACTTTGAGACCAAAAAACACAAATACAGGGTAATGAGGCCGGGCGACCCGCTTGGTATCACGCGGTTTTCCGAGTATGAAAAATTGCAAATCGCTTTTGGGTTCGGCCAGTCTTTCGCGGGCATCTTGGATGTTTACGGGCAGATTGAGCGGCTTTTGGGTGCTGACAAACCCTTTGCCGAAATCCGAACGGAGGCCATTTTGTTGGTGAACAGCGCAAAGCGTAGCATCGTGGACATGAGCGCGGCACGGTACAACAAGGCACTCTACCTTGCTACCCTGTTCATTGTCCGCGAAGGTGACGACGCGACAAAATGGGATATGCACACGGCGGAATCGTACATTCAAGATTGGGCGGAGGAGGGGCTTTCGGAACAGGATTTTTTTATGTTGTCAGCAAGTGCGGTGCGCGGCTTCAAAGAGACGTTCAACAAAATCAAAAGCGAGGTGAGCCGGGAAGAGGCAAGGTTGTCGGCCATTACCACTTCGAGGCTGGGCTAAACCCTGTTTTGCTTGCTGACAAAATAGACACCGATTTACGCCGGGCGATTGAGTTTGTTTTGCGCGTGAAACCGTACAGCGAGGCCGAGATACTCAAAAAGGACATTGTAACTTTTTTGCGTATATTGGCAGAGGCCGAACAGGAAGAAATCGAAAAGGCCGAAAGGCTCAAAAAACAAGCCGATGAATAGGATTTGGTTTTTTTGCATCGTTTGTTTCATTTCATTTCCATTTTGCAATGTTGAGCGTCGGGTGGCTGCCGAGGTCGCCCGCGTTCAACTGCAAAACAAGCCCGTCGTGTATGTCTTGCGCGACACGGTAATCTACCGCGACACGGTGGCCGTCCGGCTTGATTCTTTGGAACAGACAAACGAGATTTTGGGCGGCTGGTTCGCCCTGCCCGACGTTCAGGATACTGTTTTGCAAGGCGAACACGTCCGGCTCGAAATCCGCCGCGACACGGTAATCCGAATCCGTACAGTCGTGAAAGAACGCGGCATCGCCGTCCCTGTGATTGACACTATCTACCTGACAAGGCAGGTGCAAGTCCCAGCATCGGAGACACACGCTGACCGCTGGGCATGGCTCTACGCACTTGCCGCCGGGCTTGCCGGGCTTGTCCTATTCCTCACCCAAAACCGCCGGAAAAATGGAAATTGAGAAAATCGAATTTGATGATACCGAAATACTGCGCTCACTCGACAAGATAGCCGCGGCACTCTCCGACATCGCCCAAAGCGGCAAGGAGGTCGGCAGTACGCTTGATTCGTCAATGGGTGAGGCGACGGCAGCAATTGACGAAACGACCAACGCGACGCTCAAACAGGCGGACGCGCTGGCAAAGCAAAAGGCATCGGTAGAGGCAGCAAACAAAAACCTTGTTACATGGGGACTTCTACTCAAAGAGGGTATAAAAAGCATGACGATTGGCGGCAAAACGCTTGGCGAATGGCGCGGCCAACTATCCCAAGCCCAGAACCTGATGAAAACGTTGACGGCGACGACGCAAAACATGACAATCGTTCAAAAGGCGTTCAATCTGGTGGTGCGGGCAATGCCTTTGCTGCTTCTGATAGGCGCGATAACGGCGGTGGTCGCATGGTTTGGCCGTTTCCAAAAAATCACCGAGGCCGTGCGCGGGACAATGGCCGCTTTTTCGGCAGTCATGGACGTTGTGGCTAAGCGGGCGGTTATGTTGGGCGATGCACTCATCAAGGTTTTCAGCGGCGACTTTGCGGGCGCGGCGAAGTCGGCAGCGGGCGCGGTTTCAGGGCTTGGGGACGCAATGGCAGAGGCGGCACAACGGGCAATCGAATTGGAACGCCGGACGTATGCCCTGCAAAAAGCCCAAATCGAATCGGCTATGATTACGGCGCGGCAACAGGCGGCAATTGAGCAATACCAAAAAACTGCGGAGGATGAGACGCTTTCAGCAATTGAACGAGAACAGGCGCGGCAACAGGCGATGCAACTATCTAACGACATGGCGGCACGGCGCGAAAAACTGGCAAAGGAAAATTTGGACATCGCCCAAAACGAGTTGTTGGTAGAGCAAAAGAAACTCGAAACCTTGATTCGGTCGGGCGCAAGCGAGGCGGAAATCATCGCGCAACGCGCCAAAGCCCGCGAAGAAGAGGCCAACTTTGGCATAGAAGGGCGTGAAAGGCTGCGCGATGCTGAAATCGAACTTTTCGACGTGCAAAAGGAAAACGAGGCCGCATTGCAGGAACTACAAAAAATCGGGCGTGAAATCCAAGAAAAACGCCGGGAAGATGCACGGAAAGCCCGCGAAGAAGAACTGAAATCATTGGAGCAAATCAACAAATTGCTCAAAGAAAATCGCCTACTGCTTACCGATGATGAACAGGCGCGGGCATTGGCAGCCGTCAATCAAAAATTTGATGAGCAGGTACAAAAGACGGCGGCAGCGGCAAAAGTCTTTGAAGACCTGAAAAAGCGGCGCGGCCTGACACCCGAAGAACTGGCAAAGCAGGCCGAACTTTCTGAGCAACTTGTCAGCCTCGAAGAAGCCCGCACGTCGGCATTGGTTGACGTGCTTTTGGATTATGCCGAAAAGGAAAGCGAAATCGAGAACAACCGCCGCCGGAAAACCCAAACCCAAACCCGTGAGGCCGCTTTGCAGGAAATCGCCGACGCGCAAAAACTCGGAGACTTGCAAATTGACGGGTTGGAGGCAATCCGTGACCGATACTTGGCCGTGCTGAAATCACGCGGCGCAAGTGAAAAGGATTTGCAGCGCGAACAGGAAGAGTTCGACAAAACGATACAGCGGGCGCGGCTGCAAAACCAATTGCAGTTCCTCGAACGCTCGCTCGAACTGACCGACGCGGCGGACGGGGCGGCGGTGGAACAGTTGAAGCAGCAAATCCAGAACATCAAGACCGAACTTGCGACGCTCGACATTCAGGACGGCGGGCAGCGGAAAACGATTTGGGATTTGCTTGGCGTGACGAACGAGGATGAGAAACAGGCGGCTTTGGCTGCAATAGGGCAAGCGCAAGACGCACTCAAAAGCCTTGCCCAAACCAGAATTGCCGACGCGGAGGCGGCAGTAGAAGCGGCTGAAAAAGTGGTTTCATCCCGTGAAGAGGCACTCGAAAAGGAAAAAGAGTTGCAGGAAAAGGGATTGGCGAACAACGTGGCTTTGCGCGAAAAGGAGTTACAGGCAGCCAAATTGCAGCAAGAAAAGGCATTGAAAGAACAAACAAAGGCGCGGCGGGCGGCTATTCTTTTGGATTCGGCAGAACAGGTATCTAATCTTATCACGGCTTCAACAAAGATTTACAAAAGCCTTGCCGGGCTGGGGCCTCTGGGAATTGGCTTGGCAGTTGCGACAATCGGCCTAATGTTCGGCTCGTTTTTCAAAGCCAAAAGCCAAGCCCTGAAAGCGGCAGAAGTGCCGAAACTCCGAAAGGGGCGCAAAATCACGGGCAAGACACACGAACAGGGCGGCGAACATATCACGGACTCGGCGGGCAACCTGTACGAGGTCGAAAAAGACGAATGGGTTATCGGCACGGCGCACAGCCGGGAACATGACGACTTTTTGGGCGACCTGAACAGCGGCGAGTATCGCGGCGTTGACCTTTCAACAATGGCGCGGCGACACGCACGGGAATACAGAAACCCGGTTTCCGCGATGATACCCGGCATCGAGTTCGCCCAAGCCCAACGGCGCGAAGCGGAACACGCCATGCAGTTCGGCGTGATGCGGGCGGCGTACATGGACGGCTCGAACAGAATCGTGGACGCAATCAACGCCAAGCCCGTAGTCATGCCGTTCAAAAACGGCTACCGCCGGGAAACCGTGAAAGGCAACACAAAAACAATCGAGACCGTGTTGCCTGAATAAAAAACCGTTGCGTTTGTACGCAAAAAAGTTACACCTTTGCACAACGAACTTTCAAAAAGTTCTAAAAATCCAAACAGGATGAAAGCAAATGAAAAAATAGCAAAAACGCCAAAAAGACCGGGATTTGTGTGGATGCGGCACAAGACCATGACGGACGGCGACGGCGACCCTGTGGTAACGTACATCCGTGAAACCCCTGCAATGGTCGGGGCGCATGAGGACGCTGGCTATATCCTTTTGTCCGCCGACCCGCAACAGGTGGCAACACCGCCTGAGGCAATCGCCGAACGCGGCAAGCCCGGACGCAAACCGAAAATTGATTCGATATGACATACAAGGCACGAAACAAGAAAACGGGGCAAGTGTATAGCCTGAGCGAAGAGCAATACAAGGGTTATCAAGCCGACCCGTTCATCCGTGAGAAGTACGCTTTCGAGCCGATACCCGGCGTGACACCGAAAGTCGCAACCCCGCCCGAAGCGAAGGCGGCAGCCAAACAGGCGTAAAACACGCCGACCCGCCGCGACATTGCGGCAAACGGACTGCACCACAGTTTAAAAAAATGGAAAATACGATTCTTGGGGCTATTGCGTCGGCCTTTCAATTGGACGCGGACACACTTACCACTTTCAAGGATGACCAGGGTGAATGGCTGCCGGAGGCCGACCTTTCCCAGAAACTCCAAACGGTCGTGAAAGACCGCATTGGGAAGCACGGGCAAATGAAGGTTGATGAGGGCATCCGCCGCAACGCTGAACAACTTGAAAAGTGGGCAAAGGCAAAGGGTTTCCAAAACCCGGACAGGTTGAAAGGTGAGGCACTCTATGAGGCACTCGCCGCGCACATGGGAAGCAGCACAAACCCGGAACCGGGCGAACTGACACCGGAAACGGCAAAGAAACACCCCATTTTCAAGCAAGTGCTGGCGGCAGAGATGCAAGCGGCACGGACGGAAATGGAGGCTAAAACACGCGAACACGAGGCATACAAAGCACAGATTGAGGCCGAACGGGTGCAAGATGTTGCGAGGCGCGAAGCAGTTGCCGCTTTGGAGGCCGGGAAAGTCCGGCTTTCGGTGGACGGCACAGACAAGGATACACGGCTAAACGCCGTGTTGATGATGTTGAAAAACGAGAAAGTCGGCATTGACGGCGCAACCGGAAAGCCCGTGCTGTTGGATGACGACGGCGAACCGAAAAAAGACACATGGGGCAACCCGGTAGACTTCGCCAAGCACGTCGCCGCAATCGGCGAAAAGATGTTCGGCAAAGACGACTTCGACCCGAAAAAAGGCAGCCCGTCACCGGGCATGAACCCGGCAAGCGGCGGCAAAAACCCTCAAATGACGTTCAAAAGCCAAGCCGATTTTGACGCTTGGTTTGCGAACGAGACGGACGGGGCAAAACGAATGACAGGACAAACCGCTTGGCTCGAAAAAATGGGCGGCGGGCAATAAACGCCGGGGCGTAAAATCTCCGGCCAACCGTAAATCAAAACATTTTTTGAAATGGCAGCCGGAGATTTTACCGCAAGCGTGAGCAATCGCGCCATTATCCAGTTGAACCAGATGTTCAACACGCCGAACCATACGCAGGTCGAAACCCTCGAACCTGCAATGTCGGCAAAAGCCCTCCTTTCCCGACACCGTGCGCGAACGTCGCAAATGCTGGTAAACGGCAAATGCGTCGGCGTAAAAGCATGGTATCAACGCGGGGCGCACAACCCAATCACGGAAACCCCCACCACTTGCACGACCCCAGCGGGCGTGTTCCACGAAACCCTTTCCCAGAACTATGACAACGAGATGTTGGCGGGCGATTCGCAGAAAGTCCGCACCGAACGGTGCAACAACGAATTGGACTTTGCGACCGAGTACGCCTACGCCATGCGCGTAGCCATTGCGTCGTGCCGCAAGCAACTCAACAACAAAATCATCGCCCGGACGCTGGCACAGGCACAGACCAACTTTTCCGACCTGCCCGATTCTTGGACGACAAGCGGCGCGGAAATCCAAGTGCCAAAAGAACAGTTCACATGGGACAACTTGGGCGAGTTTGAATTGGTGGCAAGCCGAAACCTTTTGGGCGGGCAGTACTTCGCGCTCACAGGCCGCAACTTTTACAACGAGTTCAAGTTGGCGACGGCCTACGGCAACTCGCCCGAAGGCCAAGCGCGGATGATGATGTTCGGCGATTATCCGATGTATTTCGACGCTCGTTACCTCGACAGCGAGACCGCGAAACGCGCCACGTTCTTTATCGAAGAAAACGCCTACGCTTTCTGGAACTACTTTTCCGGCTCATCCGTGCCGGAGGAAGTGTCCGTTGGCTCGAACGGGCGCAAATTCCGTTTCTTCTACCCCGACCCGGAACTGATGTACATGGACGGCGGCGTGATGCGCCCCGTGACGTACCAAATCGAGACCGAAGTGGCTTGCGCGACCCGCAACGCAAACCTCGAAATCCAAGCAGACCATACCATTTTTGTTCACTTGGTCGGGGGCTTCAAATTCTCGCCCGACGGCGTGGACAGCGAAGCCAACGTGACCAAAGGCGTGTTGCAATTCGTGGCAGTCTAAGCCCTGCCAAAACCGTAAATCAAAATCATCTGTGACATGAAAAATAAATTCATCGCGCCCGTGTTGGCGTGTCTGGCCGTCCTTTTGGTGGCCGCTTTTTCCGCTTTCCGTGCGGACAACTCCGAGGCCGTGCGCGAAATGGTCGCCGAAAACGGCACTTTCGGCATCGCCGACAATTTCAGTACCCGCACATGGAACGATACAATCACGAACACGGAAAGCAACACGCTCACCGTGCCGTTCGCGCTCGTTTCCGCGTGGCAGTACGACGTGCGTACAATCCTCACCAACGTTTCCGGTACACGGTCGGTAAAAATCAACCTCGACGAATCGGGCAGCGCGGCGGGTTCGGATTGGTTGAGCATTGACAGCGTGACGGTCACGGGTACGAGCATCGCACCCGCCCGTTTCACAGGAACCACGACCTATGGCCGTCGCCACCGTATCCGATTGGCTGGCACGACGGGGACAATGGTCGTCAAGTACACAACTATCGCCAATTACAAGCGAAGGGAATAAACAGCCGTAGCGGGCGCGGCAAACGTCGCGCCCGTTCTTTTCACATCCGAACTTTCGCACATGGCCGCACTCGATTGCCTCACAACGCTCATAGGTCTTTCACAGACCGATTACGATTGCTTCACCGACACAACGCCGGACGATTATGATGTGTCTGATTCGGGCTACTTCTTGACCGACGCGGACTACGGGCTGGAAATCATCGGCACTTGTGAAACGGAGGGTTGGGGCGTGCTCGAACGGGCAAAAGTGGCGGGCATCCGCGACTTCAAAGCCGACTTTTCCGGGATGCTCCGAAACGAGTATTCCGGCGCGATGCGGGCGTTTTCCGGCCTTATCGGGCAAATAAAATCGGCGGGCGTAGGCTCACCGACAAAGGCGTTCATCGGGCATGAAATCCGCACGGCGTACATCAAAGGCGGGAAACTGGTGCTAAAAGGGTTGCGCGTGGGGCTGAACGAGGCGGGGACTTACAACATCCGCATACGCTCTACCGACCCGCTTTTTGTGGCCGTTGACGACACGGTGACGGTCGCAACGGGCGGGCAGTTCGCCACCAAGACGTTTGCCACCGAAATCGAACTGCCTTTCTACACCCGTGCCGAACTGGATGACGACCTACGCTACTATGTATCAATCGAACGCGGCAGCGCGAAACCATTGCAAAATGTGTTCGCGTGTTGCGGCAACAAGGATTTGGCGTGGCAAAAGCACATGGACGTTTCCGGTTTTCAGGCAAGCGACGCGGCGGGTACGTCCGGGCTAACCCTTGAAGCGAACGCGCAAGGGCTGGTTCTGGATGCTTACTTGACTTGCGGAGAATTGGATTGGCTCTGTGAACTTGTCGAGCACAACGGCGTGAACTACCGGGCAGTAGTTGCCCGTGCGATACAGATGCGGGCGGCGGCGGTGGCCATTTCTGAAATGCTGGCAAAAAACACCGTCAACATCTGCACCCTGTACAACCTCGAAGGGCTGAACGCAAAGCGCAACTGGCTGAACAACGAATACACCAACCGATTGACTTGGTTGGCGCAAAACCTGCCGCAAGGTGTGACAGGGTGCTTTACCTGCAAACCGACCCGGCAATTTTTCAAAACTGCAAAACTCGTCTAAACAATGGCGTACCAAAATAACACCCTCACCACTTGCCCCGACGCTTGTGACGATGATTTTGTGCTGCCCGCGATAGCGGCAGACCAATCATGCACGAACTACGCGCAAGGCCGCAGCCAAGTCAATCGGATGTACATCATCCCGACGGGCGCGCCCGACATCATGGCGGACTGGGCAACCACTCCGACCTACGTTTCAGCCTCGATTGACAACACAACGACGGACGGGAGCAAGGCACACTACTTGGTGGGCATCGGCGAACTGCCCGCACCGGAAAAGACCGTGTTGGATTACCCGGACTTGACACGCCGGACAGAATCGCGCCTTTACTCGCTTTCGTTTCGTGTCTTGAACCTGAACGCGGCAGAGTATGACCATTTGCGGAAACTGCAATGTGGCAACACGGACTTTACATTTTACTACGGCGACTTGGCTGATTGGGTTTACGGCATTTCCGGCGGGCTTGTCCCCGAAATGGTGGACGTTGACTTCCCGAAAGGCGCGGGCAACGAAGACCGGAACGTGGCGGTTGTGACGCTCACTTTCCGCGCAAACGCCGACCCGGAACGCCGTGTAAACCCGCTCGTGTAATGAATCCTTTTGCCCACATACCCGCGTCGGTGTGCGATGTGCTCGCCCTGCCGACGATACCAGATTGTCAACTTGGCACGGCTTACAGCCGTTTGCCGACGCAGGTATTGGGCTTGCTTTTGGTTCAACCGGACGGGAATAGGCCGAGCGATTGGTCAAGTGCCGACGGCTGGGCGGGCGTGGTGAAAAACATCGACGATGACCCAGCGTTTGGCCGCTACTTGGTGGGCATCGGCTCTTTTCTGCCGCTCGAAACCACACGCGCCACCCTTGCGGGCGGGCGTTATGAATTGAGCCGTGAGCGCGTGTACCAAGTCCGTTTCCGTGCGTTGAACACCAAAGAGGCCGGACACATGACGCTGATGCGGCAAGTAGAGAACAACTACCGCTATTTCGATGTGTGGATTGAGACCGTCGGCGGGCGCATTGTCGGCGGGCAGAACGGCATGAGGCCGATTTACGCCGATGCTTCTTTCCCGCTTGCGGAGGCAGCGGACGGGCGTGAGTACATAGATTTTACCTTCAATTTCACTTTTTACCAGTTCCCCGATACGGCGTTGATTGACGTTAATTTCCAGTCGCAAACGTATTTCTGGGGCGACCCGGACGCGGGCGAAATCTGGGGTGACGGCAGCGGCGAGGGTTGGGGCTGGGAATCCTGACACGATATGAAAAAATTTTTATATCTCGCCTTTTTGCTCCCTGCTTTGTCATGGGGGCAAACGGTCGTTGACCCTTCCACGTTTACGCAAGAGACAAGCCCACAGGAGTCCAATTTTGAGTTTTACAGCCGGAAAACGGGGCAAAACCGCAAGGCGACGTTCAACAACGTGCGGAAAAGGATGCTGCCGTTTCAGGTGTCCACGCCGATTGGATATACACCGACGGCGACGGGCAACACGCTCAATCTGGGCGAGTTCGTGACCGACCCAACAGGCGATATGTACTACATTGACGGGCTTGGGGCGGCTCGGAAAATCTACGAACTTACACAAGGCCGGAACACCACGTTTGCCGTTTCATCCGACACGCTGCGCCTCACAGACGACGGCGGCACGTTGAAGGTCGCACGGCTGACAATCGCGCCCGTGCAATCCGTCGTGGCTGGCTCGAACATCACCGTCACACCGGGCGCGGGCGGTGCTTACACTATTGCCTCGACAGCGGCGGGCGTGACCGACGGCGACAAAGGCGATATTGACGTAACGAGTTCCGGCGCGGTTTGGACGGTGGATACGAACGCAATCAGCACGGTAAAAATCGCGGCGGACGCGGTGACGGCTGCGAAGATTGCGACGGGGGCGGTGGGGGCTGATGAACTTGCCGCCACAGCCGTAACCGCTGGCAGTTACACCCTTGCAAGCGTGACCGTTGACGCGGACGGGCGCGTAACATCTGCATCGAACGGCACGGAGACGGACGGCAGCGTTACGAACGAGGGCAGTCTTTCCGTCGGCGCGGGCGGCGCGAACACATCCACAATCGTATCGAACACAAGCGGCTCGACAGCCGTCACGGTTTCCGGCAGTTCGTCGGTCGGCGTGTCGGAATCTGGCAGCACTATAACCCTTGCCGTGCCTACGGGCAGCATCGGGGCTACCGAACTGGCATCTACCGCCGTAACCGCCGGGACTTACACGGCGGCAAATATCACGGTGGATGAGGACGGTAGGATAACAGCGGCAGCCAATGGCACAGGCGGCGGCGGCGGCACGGTAACGAGCGTGGCGGTTTCCGCACCGATAAGTGAGTTCGACATTTCAGGCTCACCAATCACGACCAGCGGCACTATCGCCCTGACATGGGACAACCAGACGACAAACAAGGTATTCGCTGCCCCGAACGGCAGCACGGGAACACCGACGTTTCGCGCACTTGAACAGGCCGACATCCCGGCGGCAAGCGGCGGCGACGTGACCGGGGCTTTGTCCAACCTGCAAATCGGCACGGGCGCAGTCGGCAGCACGGAAATAGCGGCGAACGCGGTGGCAGACGGCGATTTCCGCCAATCGGCTGCATTGTCCGTCGTGGGCAACGCGACCAACGCGACGGCGAACGTGGCCGACATATCCGCCGGGACTGACGACCAAGTTTTGAGGCGCAGCGGCACGGCAATCGGTTTTGGCGCGGTGAACCTTGCCTCGACCAACGCCGTGACAAACGTACTGGATGAGGGGAACGGCGGAACTGGCCTATCGGCGGGCGGCGCATCTGGCAATTATATTTTGGGGTGGAACAACGCAAACACAGCAATCGAAAACAAGCAATTGGTCGCGGGTTCAAACGTGACAATCACACACGGCACGGGCAGCGTGACAATCACGGCGGCAAGCGGCGGGGGCGGCGGCTCCGAAGATTATGTGACGGTGGCAGACCGGGCATCGCTCAAAGGGTACAACGGCTCGGCAACGCTAGCTTATGTCACAGACGCAGACTTTTCCGGCTGGTTTTACAAGGCGACTGGCAGTTTCAACGACGTGACAATCGTGGACTTCGACACGACGGCTGGCGGCACGGCAGCATGGATTCGAGACATTAAAGACTTTGTTCGCCCTGAATGGTGGCGCGGGGCGAACGGCGGGAATGGTAATGACGCAAAGGCTTGGAACGCGGCCTATACTTACGCGACAAACAACAACTACCACATAAAACTACGAACAGAGCGCACATATAATATTGCTACCGATTCTGTTGAAATGGGCGGCGGGCAGCGCGGGTTTCTCATTGAGGGCAACGGGGCGACGGTTCAAATAGGCGCGGTCACGGCGGGCATCGTAATCGGCAACCTGCAAAGGCTCACAATCAAAGACGTGAATTTCGTCGGGAACGGCACATTTGAAAGCCCATACCTAACAACCTTCCCAAGTGCGTCTAATGAAGGCACGGCGATACGGATAAACAACAACAACGCAGGAGACATAACGATACAAAATTGCACGTTTACAAAATTCCAAGCGTATGCGATTGATATTTTAAATGTGGCTGGCTCGACTGCATACTATAAAGGCGTTGACATATTTGATTGCAAATTTTTGGATTCGCCAATTGACACATCGTCTGCAAAGCAATTTGCAATCAAAGCAAGCATAGGCAGCGAGTATAATACAATCCAGCGATGCAGGTTTGAAAAAGTGCCTCGCGTGTATTGGGGATTGAATGGGGCAAATACCTCTTTTAATGATTGTTATGTGGCGAACACGCTGGCTCAACAACAACAGGATACAGGCACGGTAGTAGGATTGATTTACCTCGAACAACGTACTACCGGAGTCAACTATGGCAAGTTCCAAATCAACGGCGGCAAATTCAATCACAACGAACACGCGGCATTGAGCAATGATGCGTTTGGCGGCGCACCTATTTTGGTTGGGCGGGGCAAAAGTTCATCATCTTGGAATAGGCTTTTTGCGATAACCGGAGTCGAGATGCAGGTCAACGGCAATAATCGAGGATACCTAAACAATAGTGCGATTATAGATATTCGTGAAGGCAAGGTGGCGATAGCCAATAGCAGTTTTCAGGGCAAAGGCAATTCAAACGGAGTTTTTATATTTGACCAGATTGATAGCCTTTTTATAGCAAACACAACAATAATTAACGGGGCTTACTCGATACAGGCTGATAGTTGCAGGGGGATGAAACTGGTAAATTTGAATGTTACAGGATTTACCGCTGGCTCACCGATACAAAAAACGGGGACAACAACTATATTTAAGGAAGTTTTGACAATCGCGGCGGGCAGTATCGGGGCTACCGAACTGGCATCTACCACCGTCACGCCGGGCAGTTATGGCAGCGCGACGCAAGTGGCGACGTTCACGGTGGATGCGGACGGGCGGCTTACGGCAGCCGGGAACGCGACAATCCCGGCGGACGCAATAGAGCAAACCCTCGAAATAAAGGCATACGACCAAACCATATCAGCCGGGCAAAGCCAATTTTTTTGGACTGTGCCGCCGTCTTACAACGACCGCTACATTGAAAGCGTGTTCTATTCGGTGTCCACCGCCGGGACGGGAACAAGTGGCAGCGACAACGTAATGAGGATAAAAGCCACCTACACGGGCTTGGAAGACAAGAAAGTGGCGCGGGGCTGGTTGGGTGACCAACAGTATTTCAACGCCACGAACGTCTGTTTGCAGTTGAAAACGGGGATGAGGATTTACGCCTATATTGACACCGTGCAGTCCAGCGGCACGGCTCCGCTTGGCGCACAGGCAAGCCTGAAAATCACGCCGACATCCTGCACCCCGACAGAGGAAAACGCGGTTTTCTACGCGGCCTACCGTGCCGTGTTGACGGCGGCAAGTACCGACCCTTCCTACACGCAGCAGGTCAAACAAAACACGCTTGTTGCGGGCATGATTACCAACGGCATCTGGGACAGCCTCGACGTGTTCTACCTACACGCCAGCGACGCAAACGAGGCTTTCGGGAAAATCAATTTCAAGAATCCCGGCACAAACGACCTGACAGAATTGGGCAGCGTGTCGTGGACATCGAATCAGGGCTTTGTAGGCACGGGCGACGGCACGACCAACTACCTTGATATGTACAACCCTTCCACGTTCGGCGGCAAGTTCACCCTTGCGAACGCCTCATGCGGCGTGTGGGCGTACAACGGCACGAACGGCAGCCAATGGCTCCGAAACAGCGGGCAAACAATCCAGATAACGGGCAGCACGTCATCGGCGCAACGGTTGAACACGAACGCGAACACGGCCTCATCGGTGGCGTTCGGCAGTTCCGGCTTGACTGTGCTAACAAAGCAAGGCGCAACCGTGACAGCCTATAAAGGCGGCTCGAACCTTGCCAACTTCACGCCCACCGTGATAGGCTCACTAACGAACCAGACCGTTCGCGTTTTCGGCGGCGGCACATCCACCGATACCATTTCGGCCACCTTCTTGGGCGGCTCAATCAATTCAAAAGTTTCAACGCTCAACACGCTGCTTTCGGCGTACATGACCGGACTATGAAAAAGATACTCGTTTTTTTGGCCTTCCTGCCTTTCATGGCACACGGGCAGGTTCCATTTTCCAGCCTGTTCAAAGGTGTGGGCGCGTATGACGCGGCAGGTTCGCCGACGCTCACGCTCACCAACACGACAGCCTCGACGGGCAAGCCGTACTACTTGCACTCGAACAATTCGGGCGTTTTCGAGGTGTATTCAACGCCGAACGTCACGCCGATTTTCACCTTGTCCAATCTGGGCGACGCGACGTTGGCAAAACGCTTGGTGCTCACCCAGAAATGGGGCGCGACGGGCAGCGGCAACGAACTTTTGGGGCGCAATTCGTCGGGCGGGCTTTGCAAAATCACGCTCGGCGCAAACCTAACGCTCACAGATTCAACGCTTTCCGCTTCGGGCGGCGGCGGTTCCGGTTGGGCAACGACTGGAAACAGCGGGCTGACATCGCCGAAACTTGGCACTACCGACGCTGTGGCCGTGTCGGTGCGAACCAACGACGTGGAAAGGATAGGCATAGCACCCGACGGGGTGCTGACAACGACGCTGAAAGACAATGTTTCAAGCGGCGGGACAATCGGCAGCACAGGGCTGACCAACCTTGTGGATTTTATCACGACCGACGCGGCGGAAAAAGTGGACGTGAACGGCACACTTGAAACCTCTACGCTTGTCACGGAATCGGCGAACAACGCCACCACGAAACAGGTTGTGCGAATCACGACGGGCGGCACGGTCGCACTCCCGGCGGGCATCTATGACGGCGAGGTAAAAACCCTTGTCAACAAGTCCGGCGGCGCGGTGACCATTGACCCGACAAGCACGATTACCATTTTGGGCGCGGCGACCTACTCGCTCGCCGACGGCAACGCGATAACCGTTCGCTATGTGTCCGGCTCGACCGATTGGGAAATGTATTCGGTCGGGGCTACTTCGCTCCCAGCATCGGCGGGCGGCAGTTCCGGGCAGGTGCAATACAATTCCGGCGGCTCGCTTGCGGGCAATGCCTCGTTCACCTACGCACCCGGCGCGACAACGGGCGATGAGGTGCTGATTACGGCCAACAGCATTTCGAGCGGCAACGGGCTGGACGTGACATCGAACAGCACGGCGGCAACGGGCAACACGCAAACGCTCGCCAAAATAGCCCTGTCCGGCGCGAACGCAAGCAGCAGCCAAACGACCTACGGACTTTCGGTGGCAAACACCAAGACCGGCACGACATCCACGAACGTCGGACTGTTCGCAAACGCAAGCGGCGGTACGACGAACTATTCAATCCTGCTTGGCCCCGATGTGACACAGAACATCTACGGGGCGCGGCGCACGACTGACGCGGGCGGCTCCGACTTGCGTATTCAAGCGGGCGGTTCGTTTTCGGGCGGCACAAACCGCGCAGGCGGCAATCTGCTTTTGTCGGGCGGCATTTCGACTGGCTCAACTGGTTCGGAAATCCAGTTTTTGACCGCTACGAACAGCGGCAGCGGCACGACGGATAGAAACCCGACATTGAAGGCCGTAATCAACCGTTCAGGCTTTTTCGGCCTCGGCGTTTCGTCGCCGTCTTATCTTATGGACGCGCAAAACGGGCAAATGCGCTTTTGTTTGGGCGGCACTTCATACACGCCCGCCTCAATTGCAACGGTTTCAATACAAAACACAGGAACATCTTTTGCCTACGCAGAAGTAAGAAACTCATCTACTGCATCAAGGGTTGGCACAAATTCTGCTTATGCAGGGGCGTTATCGGCAGACGGGGCAGGCGGATGGGCATTATATACATCTACTGGCCCAAACCCCGGTACAGTATATCGCAGGTTTTTAGTCCCGGACAACGGCGCGCAGCCACGCGCACTATTGGGCGGCTCAACCACTGCCGAAGGCGCGGAAACCTTTGTTTCATCCGGCCTTTTTTCCGCCACAGGCACGGCGACGGTAGCCAATACCACGACAGAAACCACGCTTTTGGGGACGGTGAGCGGTACCAAGACGCTGCCGACCAACTTTTTCACGGCTGGCAAAAAAGCCACTATCCGCGTAACAGGCACGATTGCAAGCACATTAACGCCGTCGCTAAATATCAAACTCAAATTCGGCAGCACGACGATAGCAGAGACGACGGCAACCAGCCTTGCGACAATCACGGGGACGCATAGGTTTGTCGCAGAGTTCGAGGTGACTTGCCGTAGCACGGGCGCAAGCGGCACTTTGCAAGCAGGTGGCGAGTTCCGCTATTTCGACGGCACGACAGGTGAAAAGGCAATAGAAGCAGCCGAAAACCTTGTTTCCTCTTTCAACACCACCACGACGCACACGGTGGACGTGACGGCCACTTGGGGAACGGCGGACGCTGCAAACACTATTTCAGGCACACAGGCGACGCTCATCATCGAGGATTGAGCCTTGCACATAATCACAATAAAGAGCATTGTTTTAATCCATAATCGCACTATTGACGCACACCCTCCACGCACATCAACCATGTTAGCAGTTCACCAGCCCAACCAAAACAAAAAGGGCAAATTCGACATGATTACTACCTTAAAATACAGCCTCACGGCTCTATTCGCTTGGGCTTGCGCGTTCATCATGCCCGTTTACCCTTTTATCGCTATGGCCGTCGCGCTCATAGTCGTTGACTTTGTGACGGGCATCCGAAAGGCGTTGTCAATCGGCGACAAGATTACCAGCCGGGGCATCGCCCGTACGGTAAACAAGTTCCTGTTATACCCGTCGGCAATCCTGCTTTGTGAGGGCATGGAGCGGGTTTTTTTCGACAATTCCTCAATCGTGCCGCTTACCTACATCGTCGCCTCTTTCATTTGTGCCACCGAGTTTAAATCGGTGCTGGAAAACATCGGCGCGGTTACGGGCGTTGACGCTTGGCAAGCAGCGCGGGTTTTTTTGGAGAAGTTCATCACGTCGCCGGGCAAAAAGGACGCTGAAAAATGACAGACCATGCAAACACATGAACACCTGATAACAGTCGAACGCTTTTCGCACCGCCCAGACTGGACGCTTGGCCGCTTTTTCGTGCAAGGGAAGCACGTCGGCTACACCGTCGAGGATGAGGCACGGGCGGAAAAAGTGAAAGGCGAGACCTGCATACCGCCGGGCGTGTACGATTTGACCGTGCGGCAGTCGCCTAAGTTTTCGCGTTCGTATTGGTGGGATGAACAGGCCAAGCGGCTTTACCGAGAGGCAAGGCCGGGCAGGGTTCCACATGATTTGATTTGGGTGCGAAACGTGCCGGGATTTGAGTTCATTTTGTGGCATTGGGGCAACACTGACACGGACACGGACGGCTGTATTTTGTCGGGCAACACGGTCGGGCTTGTCGAGGGGCGTGAGGGTGTGTTGGAAAGCCGACTGAATTACGAAAAGAATTACCCGTTAATTTTTCCACTTGTCCGGGCTGGCGGGCAGAAAATCGAAATCCGCAACACATGAAACTCTTAATTTTGGCCTTGATTGGCGCGGGCATCGGGTGGGCATTGTCGCTGCTCATGTCGGCGCGAAACAAATAAATAAAAAAAGCACATGGAACAAAGCAAAAAATGGTGGCAGTCCAAAATCGTACTGCTTGCCCTCACGCTTGCCCTCGTTTTCGGCAGCAACTTCGTGAACGTCTTTTTGATGCAAAACGGCATCACAGATGACCAAATCAACGCCGTCGCAATCAACGCGCCGGAAATCGCGGCGAAACTCGAAGGCGTGAACAGCCTGAACGAATTGATTACGGCACTCGGCGCAATCATCGCCCCGATTATCGCAATCGCCCGAATCTGGTTCACGTCGGCGCAAATCCAGAAATGAGCGACCCGGCCAAACTGAAACGCCGCATTGGGGCAGCCCGGAAGTTCTGGGAGCGCAGCCACTACCGACCGACACGGGGTGGGAAGCCCACGCCGTTGGTCTTGGCAATCGCAAGTGCTGAAAAGGTTGCGCCCGACGTTGTGGCGCGTGTGGTTGCCGCCGCTTTGGCACAGGCGGAGTTGGAGGCGTTGGCGGAATTATGCGAGTAAGCACTTTTCATGGGATTTATAGTTGTTTTCCAGCAGCCGGGCGCGGACGTGCGTTTCGGCTGCTTTTTTGGAAAACAAAAAGCCCGCACCGTTTTGCAACGGGCGGGCGGGAAACAAAGTTTTGTTGTTTAATATTCAAGTTCAATGCCGCGACTGCGCAGCGTCTGGTTCATCTCGAATCGGTCGAGATGAGCGTCCGACTGCGCTACAAATGTTTCGTGAGAGGAGTTTTTTTTGTCAAGGGTGCTCAGTCGGTCACTTTCTTCCTGTACCAAATGGTACAGGTGCGTGACGACCATTTTTGCGTCGTCGTTGGGCAATTCGTTTTCATCGAATTTGCGCAGGGCTTCGTAAAACTTGGATTTTATTTCAGTAGTTGTCATAATCATCGCGTTTTGCATTTCTGCCGCCCCGCCGGGCTTGTTTGGTGAATGATGACACAAAAGTACACGCGCACACCGAACGGCGCAAGTAAAACAGGAAATAAATTTTCAAAAAAAGAAAAGGATAACCGATACTTCGATTTGCCCGCCCGCTGGAAAGTAGGCGGGCTTATATTTGTGTGCAATTTTGCCGCGTAGCCCGACGCTTTGCGCGGGCGTGAAAACGGCAGGGTTCTTTCCAATTGGTTAGCAGCCTTTGGTCATCGCGCCGAGTGGTTAGTCCACTTGGCGCGATTCTTATTTGCTTGATTCTCAACCAGTTGCGTCCGTCCTGAAAAATAATTTTCATTTTTTTGCCGAACACTTGCGCCGTTCTGCGTGCGCGTGTATCTTTGCCCTATCAAACTCATTTTTTCAAAATGAAAAAAACGACATTCTACTGGCGGCGGCAATTCACTTGCGGCGAAGAATTCCGCATCGAAGTCCGCCAAATCAACGCCGCTGTTTCGGCCACCGCCAACGGCTTCGCCGTTGACTTGTGCGAAACGTGGTTCCCAGAAGCCACAAGCGACATGGGGCCGGACGAATTTACTGCCGTGCGTCTCCGTGCAGTCATGGAAGCCTACGGGCAGAAGTGGCAGTCACAATCGCCGTACTTCGATTGGGAAATCGAAGTTGAGCCGACACCGACCCACACCGACCCCGACGGTGAAGCCATTGCGTCCGCTTTGGCAAGCCTCCGGGCAGATATGTAAGTGTTTGGTGACAGGGGTGGGCTTTGTGGCTCACCCCGTCACCGAAAAAGATACTTGTTAGTTTTAAAATGTCATCAAGGGCGGCAAAAGTGCCGCCCGCTTTTTTTCACCAAACAAAAAGTGCAAAATGGAAGTATCGAAACCGGGCGACCTTTCGCCCGAACAAATCAAAACGCTGGCAATGGCTGGCGTTATCCCGCCCGACACGCCGCCCGCACAGGTCGCCGTGTTCGCCGCCGTGTGCAAGCAGCACGGGCTTTCACCCTTCACGAAGGAAATATACCTCGTGAAATACGGGGGGGCTTACAATGTCATTGTCGGAATTGACGGCATGAGGAAAAAAGCGGCGCGTACAGGACAGCACGGCGGCACAGATGAGGCGGTTTTTGACAAACAGGCAAGCGGCACGTTTCGCAACGTCGCCGACTTCAAACAGGGCGAACTGCCCAAGTCTTGCACCGTGACCGTTTGGCGTATCGTGTCCGGCGTTCGCTGCCCATACACGGCCACCGTGTCATTTGCGGAATTTTACCCGGCGGTCGTGAAAGGGCAAGGCAGCGGCAAGCCCGCGCAAATGCCGTTCAACATGATTGCCAAATGCGCCGAGGCAAAGGCACTCAAAATGGCATTCGGCGATGAATTTGCCGGGCTGCACATTGAGGAGGAGCGCGCCGCTTTCGAGGGACAGACAATCCAAGCGGCGCAAATGCTTGGCCGTTCGCCCGAAACGCCGGAACGGGCCGAGGAACTACGCAAAATCCGTGAAGGGGTGGCTGACATTTACGACATACCAGCCCTGAGCGCATTTTACAAGCAAGACAAAGCATGGGAAAAAGACAGGGAAATCTCCGCCCTGTTTACTGCCCGCAAAAATCAAATACTTGGGCTATGACACGCGACGAACTTATACAACGCCTCATGGTCGGGAATTTCTCACTTTCGTTCTCGAAGTTGCGGGCGTTCACCGTATCGCCGGATTATTTCATCCGCTACTGCTTGCGCGAAACCAAGCGGACAAAGGCCATGCGTTTTGGCTCGATGTTGCATTGCCTCGTTTTGGAGCCAAACCGTTTTTCGGAATTTTACGCGACCGTGCCGGACGGCGTTAAATTGAACACAAATGAGGGCAGGGAGGCGTTTTTTGCCTTCCTAGCCCAGACAGCGGGCGAAAGGATGAGCGATTTTGAGACCGAATTGGGCAGGGCCGCGACGTTTCGAGATTACAAAGCTTTGGCTGAATGGCTCGAATTGTCGCAAGGCATTGAGTTTGTGAACAACACAGACCGCGACAACTCGCACCGCATGGCAGAGGCGATTTTGTCCGACCCACGCGCCGCCGAAATCATCAACACCGCCACCGATTTGGAGCAAGCCGTTGATTTCGATTTGGCGGGCTGGAAATGGCGCGGAAAAATTGACATACGAACAGGCGGCGACATCGCCGACCTGAAAAAGGTAAAGGACGCTGACCCGAGAAACAGGTCGCTACGCTGGAATTTGGCCGACGACGGCTATTTTGTGCAGCAGTATGTTTACCGCCACGCGCTCGGAGAACCGGGCGAGAACAGGGTTGTCTGTGTAGACGAAAACTGCCAAGTTTCCGTCCTGAAAATCGGGTTTGATACGATGTTACAGGCAGAGGCCGAGTTCCACAAAACCATGACGGCGTTCGAGAAATGCCGATTTTTGGGCGATTGGGGCAGGTCTTTCGGCTTTTGGAGCGAAACGGGGGAGTTTGAAATCTAACCGCCGGGCGACTGGCAACATTTTGAAAAATGGCTAAAATGAAGTATTGGGGACTATTCCCCAAAAAAGAGGCGGCAGAGGCGTTCGCTGCCGCCTTTTCACGCGCCGGGCTTGGCGTGGAAATCAAGCCAGAACGCGGGCAGTTCGCGGTTTACACTGACCGCGAAAAGCCCGCCCCAATTGTTCGGGCAAACAAAGCGGTTTTCGAGCGCAAGCCCGTGCCGAAACCGAAACGCGAACCGCTTTGCAAAATCACGCTCGGCGAAACAGCGAACGCTAGGACACCACCAAAAACAGCCTTTCCGAAAGGGCGGGCAGAAAACGCAACGACATGACGCTGACTTATCACCGCACCGAATCTGGCAAGATGCCCGAAGAGACGGCAAAACAGGTACAGGCCGAACTCGCCCGCATACCAGCCGGGCAGAAAATCGCGCTGACCGTGACCGCCGCCCCGCCGTTCGCCGACATGGAGCCAGCCGACCGAATCGCGGCCATTGTCGAATGGTACAACGCGCTGCTGTTCGATTACAACGACCTCGACACGCTGGCAAACTATTCCCGGCTGCTTTCTTGCGCAAATGCGGACATGGGCGCGTTGTCCGGCGACTTGCGGAAATACGCGACGCTGTGCGAGTACCGCCGGAAACGCCACATTTCGCAGCGTATCCAGCAAATCAAGACGAGTGAACAATGCAGCGGCGCGGAGGCGGAGCGCAAGGCCGAGGCCGAAGAGGAAACGCAACAACTACGCGAAAAAGAGGCACACGCAACGGGCGACGCGGACGCGGCTACCCTCATTTTGCGGACGGCGGGCGAAGTGTTGTCAACCATGCGGCAGCAAATCGCCATGCTTCGCGGCGAAAGGGAAGATGAAAAATTCGGGCGCGGCTCACAAACCGCGTGAACGCACAACAAAAGGCGCGTAACTTGCGCCAAAATTCTGAAACGATGATAGAACTGAAAAAAGGAGTGGGCGGCAAGCGGGTGAAGGGATGCACCCAAATCCGAGTACTACTCGCCCACGAAACCTATCAATGGGTAGCCGTGAAACTGGCAATGGACAGGCGCGGGCGCAATGAAAAGCCGACCGTTTCGCACGTCGTGGAGCGGCTGGTAAAATTCGGGTTCGAGGTGCTGGCAACGGGCGTGAAGCCGACATTCGTGGAGCGCAAAGTCCGGGGATATGTGGAGTGCATGAACGATGAGGGGCATTTTGTCGAGTTCTACTGCCCGTCCACGATGAAGACCAAGTTGGTGGCATTGCGGCACGACGTGAACGCGGGCGCGTATCCAAGCATCGCCCCGACCAAAAAAGGCGTGTGCGTCTCGAACATCGTGCGGCGGTTGGTGGAATTGGCGATTGAGGGAATCGAAAGCCCGCCCGTGAAAGCGTAGCCGATGAAATCAACGCACCATTATTGAGGGGGAATGGCGAAAATGGCAGACGCACCGTGATTGAATACGCAGCCCAAATAAGGCAGCGGAAAATGAAGGTTTTTGAAGGTTCAAATCCTTCTTCCCCCACATTTCTTCGAGGTTTAAAAAAATCCCGGCGTGTGTGCCGGGCTTTTTTTATGCCCAAATTTTCCGCCCCACTTGCGCGGAACAATAAACGCGCCGTACTTTGTGCGCGGAAATGGGAAACGGAAACAAAATATCTGAACGGGCGGAACGGCTCGGAATGAAACCGGACACCGTGCGGAAACGGTGGGGCGCGTTGTTTCCGTCCGTTCCGTTCGACCGTCACGCGGAAATCACGGACGCGGCGGCGGAAAAACTGTTTTCCGTGCGGAAACGGGGCGCGGAATTTCCGGCTAAATCCGTGCGGAAATCCGTGTCAGTCCCGGCAGTTTCCGTGTTCGCGGAAATCCCGGCGCGGAATGTCGAGGAAACACAGGCGGAACCGGAACAGGCCGAAAAGCCGGAAAACGCGCATGATTTGCGCGTAAAACTGTGCCGCTGGCTGTTGTGGAGCATCACCGCTTGCCAGATTTTCCTCGTGTTCGTGGGCTGCATTTTCCGTTTCGGCGGATTGGTAGGCGTGTTCGTCGCGTTCATTCCGTCCGCTTTCCTTGTGGCAGCGAACGCGGTGGCGGGCGATGCACGGTTTTTCGACAGCACGGAAACGGCGAAAATTTCCGCGTTCTTTCTTTCCGCCGTTTTCGGGTATCTACACTTCCTCACTTTCCGCGATGTTGTCATGGTGGGCGCGGAAATGGAGTTTTGGTTTTCCGTCGTTTCCGCGACGGTGGTGGAAGTGGTGGCGTTTTCCGCGATTTTGCTTCAACAAAAAATATCTATTGAAAAATGATTGACCGCCTACTAAACCGCCTGTTCCCGCCCGCAACGCCGGAACACTTGCCGGACATTTTTGGCAAGCCAAAGGCGAAAGCGGCGGCAAAGAGGCCGGACACGCTGCCCGTGTTGGAGGATGAGGCCGCAAACCGCTGGGCTTTCGTGCTGCCGGGGAAGTCGGGGAAACGGCCCAACCTGACAGCGCAAGACGAGGCCGTTTTGCTTGCTCGTGGCCTGAAAAACATGGATTTGGCGCGGCGGGCAAAACAGATTTGGGCGACGGGTGAGACGGCAAAGAACGCGGCGAGCGAGTTGGGCAAATCTGAAAGTTATATCGAAAAACTCTTTGCCGCTTTTTCGGCGGCGGAGGCAAACTCTTGAAAATGGAAAAACTAAAAGTAGGAGACCATGTGGTTAGAATCAACTACAACTTCTCTTATACCACCTACACTTTTGACAAGGTGGAACGCCTCACGCCAACGCTTGCCGTGACAAAACGAGGCGTGAAAATCAAAAACGAGCCAAAATCAACCTCTGGTGAAGGGTTTGTTTTCAAAGAACATGGCGACCATTGGAAGGAATGGCAACTTTCAACACCTGAAATCGTGGCCTCTGCGCTCAAACAAAAAAAAGAAATAGAGGCGCGGGCATGGTTGCGTGAAAAGAAATTCACCGCTGAGGAAGTGGTGCGGCTAAAAGAGATGTTTGAGGCATAATCAGCCAACAATGACCCCATTGCAACTTGATAATCAATGAGTTATGCCAAACCGCTTGCAATGAAACCTTGCGTTTTTGTTGCAATGTGGTTTCAAAATCAAGCCTAAAATGGAAAATGCAAAACACAACGCGGCACATGATTCTGCCGCTGAAATCCTGAAAAACGCCGAGGCGCAGGATAGAGGACTGAGCTATATGCTCTACACAACACATGAAGATTCAGAAACGACGACGCGCAGCGTTGCAGCCTCTGAAAAAGACATACTGCAATTTCTTCAACACATTGAACCTCGCCTACTGGCTAAGGCTTTGGAAATCCAACTCGCCAAATGAGCCTGCATGAAATCATAAAAACCGTTCTAACCCTTGTCCTGCTGTTTGTTGCAGGTCGGCACGGGTGGCAGAACGGGAAAAACCAAAGCCGATGACCGAAATCATTTGCACCGTAGCGGCGGCTGGTATTGCCTACTGGTTTGCCCGAAACGCGGCGGAACGTGAACGCCTCAACACAGAGGCCGAGTTTTTCCGAACGCTGGCACAGCCGCCGTTTTTCATCCAAGCCTTTCCCGGCGACCGCACTTGCTTCGCCCGGCGCGATGAGTTTGTGACGCTGCTCGAAAAGCACGGCAACAAATGGCGCGACCAAATGCCCGTGTGCTGCTACGTTTTCGGCGGCAAGGTGAACAAGGAAAGCACGGTCGGCCTGACGTGGGCGCAATTCGTGGAGACAAGTCTCGAAGATTACCGCCAAACCTTGCGGGCATGGTCGGCCAAAGTCGAGGCCGTGAACGCGGGCGCGGCGGCGACACACATCCTTAACCAAGTGCCGAGAGGCGCGACAATCGAATTTGGGAAATGACAGACATCGTAAGTTTTGAGACCGCCAAGCGGCTGCAAGAGGCGGGGTTCCCGCAACCCGTGCCAGAATTTGGGCAGATGTGGTATTGCGGAAACCAACAATTATACACCCGCATTCGGGCAAAGCCATACATGGACGGCAAGAGACGTTTTTATGGCGACAACGGGTGCATGATTTTTGAGCGCCCAGAAAACATGGTTTTCGCCCCGACCGCGACGGATATTTTGCCACCAGATTGTTATCTGTGCCGCGAAATATCGTATAAAACGGCAAGCGGCGAGCGGTGGGTAGTTTACGATTGGGAAACCCGGCGGCTTGTTTGCCCGGTTGGTATCGAAACCGACAATCCCGCTGAGGCTTGCGCCGAAGCGTGGCTGGAATTGAGCAAGGCATGAACCAGAACCAGACAATAAAAGAGCAAGTTGAGCAACTTGCCGCCAAATTCAACCTTACCAGCGAAGCCAAATCCGCCGTGCTGGAACTGTGCAAAATGGCATACATCAAAGGCACGGATTCCGCGTGGCTTATACTAACAGGGGAAAAATGCAAAAAGAACTGATGATTTTGGACGGGAAAGAAACCCGCGACCTGTTCGACCGCGACCGATTCGAGCGTGACTTGTGCGTGTCGAACGGCGAGCGCGAACGCGCAATCGAGCAGAGCCGGGCGGCTGCGAGAATCCGACCCGGCATGGCGTGGGTTGAGCCAGACGGGTTCGGGTTTGAGGATGCGGACTTCGAGGAAGTCGAACGCGCCCCAACCGTGCAGCCTGTTTCGGTCGGTGAGGCTGGATTGGCCGTCGGCGCGTTCATCGGCGCGTGTGTTGCGGGTGTCTTTGCGGGCGCGTTCGTAGTGCTTCGCGCTGCGCTCACCACAAGCCCGAAACGCCAAGCCTTGCCAAAGCAGCCTGAATACTTTTTGCCGACCCTTTCGGGATACCCAAAGGGTACATACGAACGGACGGTAAAATTCGAGTTTCACGAAAAACAGACGTGGGGCTAATGCTTTTTCTCATCCCTCGCCCGAACAAAATCTACATAATGTCCAGCCCGGCCTATCCGGGACGGCTCAAAATCGGCGTGAGCAACCGCCCGAAATTGAGGGCTACGCAAGTGGGCAAGGGTAAAAACCGCGTGGAGTTTGAAATCGGTATGCCGTTCGCCTACCAAGTCGAGGGCGCGTTCCATTCCTTGTTTGCGGGCTTGAACGCGCCAACATCGGGCGACGGGCGGACGGAATGGTTTTCGCCGTTCCTGTTGGGCGTGGTTGGGTTTGTGGGCTGTTTGTATTGGTGGCTTGGTTCCGGGCAAGGTTGGGAAGTGGCGGCGGTGCTTTGCGGGCTTTCGTTCCTCGCCGCTTGGCTGCTGTTCTACTTTACAGTTGTCGCCCTGCTGGTTTTGGTTCGGCTGTTTTTCGAGGCTTGGCCTTTGGTTTTGTGGGCGGCATGGGCGTATTTTTGACTGTTCAAAAAATTCATAAGAGCGAAAAGGGCTGCCTTCTGGTGGCCTTTTTCGTTTTTGGGTGTCCTAAAAAATAATTCGCATTTTTTTTGCCCAACGCTTGCGCCGTTTGGTGTGCGCGTGTACCTTTGTCCTATCATTCACCAAACTAAACGCACCGGGCAACGCTCCCGGCTAACCATGCTCGAATATCAATTCCTACCCGAAAACATCCCCGCCATTTTGCGCGGCTTCACCGTTCTGGGCGTAGTGTTGTGCGTGGTCGGGTTTTTCATCACCTTCATCAGCGGGGCAGCACAGGCTCCGCGCAAAAACAGCGACAAATGAACCAGCCAACCGAAAAAACTATCCTCGCATGGTTCGAGGAAGCCCGTTCCGCCGGGCATGAATGGGCGGACGCGGCGATTGAGAACGCATGGGCGGCGGGGACAGCGGAAACAACCGGAGACCGCACCCTTCGCGCCGCGTTATGTACGGCGTTTATTTGGGAGAAGACGACACAGGGGGATGAGTTTTGGCGCAATGTGTATGACACATTGCGCAAAAATCCCTAACTTTAATTTTAACCGCCGGGTGACCGGCACAACCAATTTTATATGCAAAAGGAAATCATCATCGGTCAGCGCGGCTGGGTATGGGTCGGCGACGTGACCCGAACGGCAGAAGAAGTGACAATTGAAAACGCCTTTAACGTCCGGCGGTGGGGAACCACTAAGGGCATTGGGCAGTTGGCAATCGAAGGGCCGCAGCCAAACACCGCACTTGACCCCTGCCCAACCGTTACCCTTCACCCACTCGCCGTCATTGGCGCGTACAAATGCAACCCAGAAAAATGGAAATAGAAAATTTCGCAACGCAACTTGGGTACGGGGACGGGAACGGGGACGGGAACGGGTACGGGGACGGGTACGGGAACGGGTACGGGGACGGGTACGGGGACGGGTACGGGAACGGGGACGGGAACGGGTACGGGTACGGGGACGGGGACGGGTACGGGGAAGGGGACGGGGACGGGGACGGTGACGGGGTCGGGAACGGGCCCGCGGACGGGGACGGCGACCCGAACGGGGGCGGTAACGC